ATCTTGTTACGCCCTTTTATGATAGTTGTATAAGCACTTTCGCCGATATAACAATTCTCCGGGCAATAATCACCTTTAGTATCGTATCGTAGCACGCGCATACCCTTGATATAGCCGTTCGCATACGCCCACGCCTTGAACGCATCCCTATCGTGCCATTCTTCGCATACTCTGATGCCTTTAGCCCCATAGTCCTTATATGTCTTATGATCTTCGTTGTAGCATCTGCGCATTATCTCATAATGCTGACCGCCGATTCTGTTTAAGTCTGCCATACGCGTATATTTTTATATACCCCCACCTTGTGTTACTGTTTCCCCAAGATTTTCTCGTCGTGTTCTAACTTCTCGGCTACCGCCAACCTTATGAAGTTGTTGGCAGAATAGCCCAACTTCTTGATTCGTTCGATCGTGCCTTTATTGAATCGGCAATTTACTCGTTCAAACTTATCATCGTAGTTATAATTCGCCCTGCGTTTTGCTTCACTTGTCTTGTGTGTATCCATGATCTTATCCCCCTTACTGTAATGCTTTTGCAAAGTCTACAAGCCAACTCTCCGGCACATTGCCTGCAAGTATTCTCTCAATATCAGCCATGATTGAATCTATATCGCACTCATAAAACAGGTCGTTAAGCATATATAACTTACCCTCGATAACATCAGCCATGTTGACGGTAACCTTATCTTTCATGCTCTCGGTAACCTCGAATACTTTGGCTAAATCCATCATCGCCCTGCTCCATTCGCTTTCGGGTTCATCCTTATAGAAGTAGGTTTCGATATCGTAGTCCTTGTCAAATACTGTGATCTCTTCGTAATCATGCGTCTGAATGTACTCATAAAGTGTCATTATTCTACCTCACTTTCTGCTTTATCTGCCTTTTTCTCACATTCCGGGCAAAAGAATATATTAGGCAACTTATCAGTATCTTTTGTATCTTCCAATTCTATCGGCTTACCGCATAACATACACTTGCCTGCGTTTATGACTTCAAATTTCATCTACATTACCTCTGTACTTGTCGATAATCTCTATTGCTTGTCTTAACCCACAAGAAAACGGACTACTCGGATATTTCTTTAATTGCCAATCGTTCTCTATCTCTGCTCTCACCTTATCCAAAACAGGATATTGTTTTAGTGCCGTTATCGCATCTTCACACGCATCTATGGCGGTACATTTATCATAATCAGATATAAGCCACCCACTCTCGATTATGTAGTTTAGAGTTTCGATATCTTTTTCTATCCAACGCTTTAACTTTAGTTCTTTTTCATCAAGTGGTGTGCCGTTTGCGATTGCATTAACTGATTCAAGTGGTACATCACGGAAACTACTATATATTTTGCCTTTTTTAATGTCGTTGTATGTATCTTCGTCTATATCAATTACTATCTGCATTATTATTCCTCGCTTTCTACCTTGACAATCACATTCTGTCCTGTTAATTCTTTATAAAGTTGTTCTGCTTTTTCACCTGTAAACATCTTTATAACTGTGATAGAAAATAAATTACTTTCTGCAACACACATTACGGGTATATCTTCGCCTGACTTGTCATAAGTTATCGTTAATGTTCTTGTCATTTTTATCCTCACTTTCTGTTAATCACCATTCGTGTGTGACTGATAATATATCATCAAATAATCTGCTATTTCTTTGATTTCTTCTAAATCAAACATATCTCTATGTATTGTTTCCCCAAGTTCTTTTCCTACAAGAGTTCTATATACCACTTTATCCAAGGGTGTAGCAGGCACTTCCTTTGTACCATTGATTATCTTTTCTGCTACCTTTATAGGTAAATCATGATCTTCAATCTGTATCATAATTTATTTCCTCACTTTCTCCCTTTGTACTCACAATTTGTTTCATCTGTGATTTGAGATAATCAATATAATCAGTTTTGCTTATTAGTCCCTCTTTATATGCAATGTATAGTAATATCTCATTATGGATTTCTGTTAGTTTCATATATTCGTTCATTCCTTATCACTCCCATCATATGGTGCGTTCCACCAACCTTTTGGAATTGGAATAAAATACCCGTTACCAACTTCTAAATGGACAAATGATGTATATTCATCCTTGTATCGAGAATCAAACACAAGCATCATTACATCACCATTCGTTGCATTGTCGGGGATAGGTATGCCGTTCTCAAAATGCTTTTGTAACACAACACTCCACGCACCAAAATACTGTGCATATCTTTGACTTTCATATATTTCTTCGGGTATATCAATTATCAGTTTCACTCCGTATCCTCACTTTCTCTCATTAAGCATTTCGATTATCTCATTCCATGCACTATTGTCGGCACATCCCGGACAATCACATTCATAGTGATACATTTGACGTTCTCTGATCTCCAAGTATTTAATCTGCCTTTCAAGGGAATAATTATTTTCAGCAAAAACGCCCTCAATGAAATCTCTTGTTTCCTGATCGAACTTTGCTTTTGACATTTGATACTCCTTTCGTGTGCGGTTATCTGTTGAATATAGAGTATCATTTTGTGCCTTGTATGTCAATACTATTTTGAAAACTTTTTCATATCCCATTCGCAAGGAATAAGGTTTAGGCGACAAGTACCATTAAAGAACGTGCAGGTTTCGCAATTTTTGTGTGCCTTACAATAGTCTGCGATCTTGCTTGCACAATCTTCTATTAATACCCCGGTCAGCCATTCGGCGAACTCGTCACCCACGGCAGGCTCTTTATTTCTTTTTTTTCGTTCTCGGTTATAAATATCTGACATTTGGCACAATCTTTGGTGTTTTCCTCGCAAGGTTCACCATTTATCCAACATAATTCAATCAATGATCTCGACAAATCCGTGTTCATTCTGCAAATACTCTGCCCTGCTTATAGGCATCTTTACAAACTCGTTGACTAACATATGCTTCTGCAACTCAATATCATCGTATTCTGCAAGGATACGAACAGTAACATTCTGTTCCGGCGAATATGTTTTATTCGGTGTAGTATTTCCCAAGATATCGCGCCACATATTGACAGATGTGTCATTGTCATATTTGAACGTGAACTTTGGGATTTTATGCACTATTTCGTCTATCATATTGTCCGTTGTATCGTTCACATCAAATGGTATTACATATCCGTTCTTTCCGGGTTCAAACGCTAACTCTGTCAGCATCGTAATAGGTGTTGTAATGACAGGCGTGTTGTTCACAAGGCTTTCAATTATCACATAAGACCACGCTTCTATATCTGACAGATGCACAACATAGTCGGCAGACTTAATAAATGCGGTTATATCCGATACAACGGGCATCTGTACCATATCTTCGGTCATACCCTTAATGGGCAGATCGGTGAAGAGTAGCCATTGATATTTAACGCCCTTGCTCTTTAATAGCCGTCCAAACTCGACAATCCTGTGTTGCCCTTTCTCGTCACTCACCCTTGTTGCACTTACAAGAATGAGGGGCTTATCATCTGCCGGGGCGATCATGTTGTGAATAAAAGTTGCACCTTTTGCACCCCACGATTCCATAGCGGTATATGATACAAATACTGTTCTGTCGCTTTCCGGGATTTTCCAAGATTTATTTGTTTTGCAGGCATGAACCATTTGGATGCGTTGTTCATAGGCAAATACAAATGGCACATCATCGTGTATGCTATTGACTATCAGCGTGTCACAAGAAATAAGACGTGACCCAATTTTCCGCGTATCTACTATATTCCGTAATTTTCTTATGGCACTCATATCGCCGGATTCATAGAATACCGCTATATCGTAGTAGTCTTTCATAAACCGACAAAAATTGTAGACAAATGTTGTCCTGCCGTTGACCTGATCTAACTCTTTGGCATAAATGGCTACCTGCGTCACATACGGCGTTTCTATGAGCGTGAATAACTTTGTAGGCTCACCCCTTAATTCCATCCCTCTGACGCTTTGTGGGGGCATTATTTGGGCATATTCTGCAAGTTCCGGCAACTCATTGTACTTTGTCATCAAATAGACTTCGTTAACTTCATCTTCTTTTCTAATCTCGTCTATCAGATATGTCATATCCTTGGTGATCTTCGGCAGGTTATAGACGATACGCTTGGTCTTTGTGCGACCACTTACATACTTTTTTGTCTTTGAGTTATTAACATAGGTGCGGTAGAAGTAAGCAAAGTCCGTAATAACGGCTACCTTGGCATCCCTGCCATAGAACAAATGCCTTGTGAAATCCTCGTCCTCGGCAGAATCCTTGCGCTCATTAAATCTGTGATCGCCAATGAACGCCCTGCTAAATGCCCGTGTGCAAGCAGATGGGTTAGGCAATCTGTCACTTTGACTATTTAGTTTCTGTTGTGCCTGCAACCCCTTACCCTTAAAGGTGCGCCAACTCATATCAAGGTAATCAAACGGCATTTTTTTGATGATCTGCTCTACATAGTCATCAGATACAAGATCATCAGCATCGATAAAAGACATGTATTCCCCGGATGATTTCTCGATGCCTACATTCCTTGCCTTGCTGACACCGCCATTGTCTTGCCTGATCACTTTGCACCATTTGTAATCGGTCTTGAATGGTTCTCGGCTACCATCGTCCACAACAATAACCTCGACTTCATTTGTCACTTGTGGGGCAAGCACTTCAAGTAATTCGCTTGTGTAAGGTTCTGCGTTGTAATATGGAATGATAATTGATAATTTCATTTCATTTTTCTCCATCTGATCGCCCGACCGCCGTGTAACCTGATGTAATTATTTGATATCCTATGTGGGCGAAATAGTATCTCCAACATCGATGAAAAGTTTGTTAATGTTACCTGCAATTCACCGAAAAACTCTCTCGTCTTGTCAAACGCCTTGACTAAATCATCAAACTCCGTTGTTTCGACCTCTGCCGTGATTTCAGCGTTCGATATGTGGCTTATAGGGGTCTGCTCTCCCGTATTTGGGTCAATCATATATACTGTGCCTGTTTCTATGCTCATATCACAATCTCCCTATCAAGTAACTCCGGGTGTTTCTTCGCGTCCACATAATATCTGTTGATGCCGTGGGCGTATGCCAACTTATATCCTGCGTACAGTAAGATGAACTCCCACTCTTCATAGCAAGGTATCTCGGTGTTTGGCTTCGTGGACTCCATACAGAACACCCACGGTCTGTAATTCCAATCCATACCCTCTAATACCTGCTTTTCAAATCCCTCTACATCTACCTTGCAAAAATGTATATCCTTGGGCTTAACATCGCTTAATATCGTAGCAAGGGTTTTGACTTCAACTATGATCGTGGGGGCATTTTCAATGCGATTATCCTTTACTACGGTTTCGCTTAATGTGCTACCCATTCCATCAAGATGCAATCTCATTTCACCATCTTTATTGCTGACGGCGACATTAATATTGATATCGCGTTCTCTCTCGGCGCATAACTCGTTGAACTTATCCGGCAATGGCTCGATGTTTATTCCGCACCAACCCTGTTCATAGAATAGTTTTGTGACGCTATATATATCAGGCGAATTTGCGCCCACATCTATATAAAATCCCTTTTTAACATCTTTCAGCAGATCAGAAAGAATTATGTCCTCTTTATCTTGTGCGTATGTTTTCATATCAAATTTCCTCTAACATTTCCCCATAAGTATTCAAAAAGATAGTCGACCAATGCCTAAATATCTGTACTCTTTGCAAATTATCTTCGATTGCATCCCGGCGTTTTTCGTATTCACCAACAGGGTCTTTAAGCACTTCATCGACCTGTTCTATAACTTCTTCGGGGGTTTCACAATAGATAATGCCGTCCATATTAAAGTAATCTCCAATATGAGGGCATCCCCAATAGATAGGAACTGTTCTTGATGCAAGGCAATTACAGATTTTCTCGGTGAAATAATAGCCATCAGAGTAGTTTTCCATTGCTACATTAAACCGATAGCCCTGCATATATTCTGAATCTTCACAATACACACCGCCGTTGAATTTGCCGTATGTATCAATACGATCTGATAGTTTTGTAGCCACTCTGCGCCGATTTATATGCCCCTCACACATCGCCTTATCGCTTGCGACCATCGAAATGTTCTTGGTTTTGGGAATATCAGGACACTCTACATCAGCGTTTATCCATCCGTAAAGCATTAATTTGGCATTTGGCAATTTCAGCATTTCGCTATCAAACGTGAACACATACTTGAACTTATGCCAATTTTCGGATACCCATTTATACGTTCCGGGTATGATCGCTCTCGGTTCTACAAGCAGGCAGATGGCGTTTTTAATGTGCCTATCCGCGTTTTCCAAGAAGTACACATTGTTATCCACATAGAAATTGATCTGCTTATCACTTGCACCATATTTTTCCGGGAAATCATCGTAGTTTGATCTCAACTTGATTCTCATAGATTCATACTCCCTGTCATATTGTCAAACTGATTCTGTATTGTGTCGGGATAATCACCAAAATCCATAATCTCGTTTAAGTCATACAGACTATTCACTTTAACGGCTAACTGAAATTCATCTTCCCTCATTAGTGCCATTCTTAACCACTTCTCGCGCTTTCGGTCTGTCAGGTAACCCAACACTAACGCCTGATTATCTTCTTCAAGCACAATGCAAGGTCTTTTTCTGTCGGGAAAATGTCTTATTGCAAGTATCATTCCTTATCACTCCCCTAAATCTCATTTATGCGCTTATCTATGATTTCAATAACTACATCTAATATAAGTCCCTCTCCATATTGATGTTCTAAAGTATCCTTATCATCGTAAGGAATAGGAATATCTATTATCTCCTGTCGTATCGCTTGTAATATCCGACTATCTCTGCGCGCTAACCACTCGCCCATTTCTCTTGAAGTAAGGACATTCAAAACGTGCGGTTGATGTTCCCATTCTGTTAATGTTATATCTGTCATTCCATATCACTCCCCTCTACCTCAATTCGTTCGCACTTTGTCTTGCGACACGGCATATCTATCGTGCCTACTTTCTTGTATTCAAGTGGTCTGACGCATCTGTATTTATCAATGCATAACCACTTGCCGTTTGATTTCTTGTGTGATTCGTTTGGGTATTCTTCCCAACAAGTACAATAGGTCATTCCGTATCACCTCTCATATCTGCACCGCAGTTAGGGCAATAATTGAATCTGACACCACCTTCCATTGTTATCTCACCCTCCGCCCCATATCCACATTCGGAACATTCATACCAATCGTAATGGTCATCGTTACGTTCTATCCAATGCCCCGTCTTTGGCTCTTGCGGATTGACGGATGGTAATGTTTTTATGCGGTCAATAAGAAAACGCTCTGACATTGCATATCTATATTCTCCGCTACCTATCCAACAGTTTATTTCTTTAAGCACCGCATCACGGCTTATTAAATCATCGTTCATTCCTTTTCCTCTCTGCTTTTGAACAGTAATCATCTGCGGTTATATCCAACGCCCCTTTATTGCATACAAGGCAATCGCCATAATTTAAGCAATGGTCGCAATCCTTGCATCGTATTAACCGCCCTACATTATCGATATAGTCAAAATCATAGCCGTCCGTTTCATATTTAGTGATTAACTCTACTATCTGTTTGCTCATTCGATATATCCTCTTCTGTTACATACCCTTGACTTATCCATCTGCGCGGTACTCTTTTGTGCAATCCCGGATTCTGTCGAAACTTGTCTTTTAGAAACCGCCCGATATAAGTCGGTACAAATTCTTTGCCTTTCCTTGCATCCTCGAACTGTACGCTCATAGCCACTCCGATATACTGTCATCGGCATACGCCTTGTCTATTTCGGGCTTAACGCGCTCATACATCCTGTTTGTATCGAGAATTTTCATGATCTTGTGCATTAAAGCGTAAAATAAACCCTCGACAGGTGCTTCTTTCAAGATTGCTTTCCAATCATCGTTGTCGTAATTCTTCGCCTGTCTAATCAGTTCTTCCGTGTGTGCCTTGTTGAACTGTTCTCGTTTCCTATCCTCTTTTGTCATCGTTTTTCTCCTTTCTTGACCCATGCAGGCATGGGCTTTGTTGTTATTCGCTCCGGGACAAAATATTCGTATGTTTTGAATACCGTGTTACATTCGACACATCTGCGCCTGCGCAAATGGAATGTTTCTTTGTCACGGGTATCAACTACCCGATTATTGTCTGCCCCACACTTCGGACATTTCATATTCCTACCCCTCTAATTTGCCCTATACGGGTCTTTTATGGTTTAGCCATAACTTTACCCATCGATAAATAAAAAACTCGTTCTGTGGCGCGTCAGCCACTTTTACGACCTAATAAGCGGTCTATCTCTTCCTGCACGTCAGCAGGTATGCCCTCATACTCTTTGATCTCTATGCCTTTTTTCTCCACTTCGTGTACTTCCAAGACGGGTGTTTCCTTTTTTGGCGCAATCCTCGCGATCTGATCTTGTAATGTTTGCGATAACATCAGTTGCCGATGCTCTCTCTCGGCTATCTGCTCATAAATCTGTCTGAAATTTGCTCTATCAGCCATTACGTTATCGCTTAAACAAAGGTTCATCCACCCTAAACGCTTCACGCATTGCCTTGTGACTTCATCCATCGATTCAAGGGCTTCATCCTGTCTGTTATAGCCGTAATATCTGATCGCATCTACTACTTGTTGCCACCCTGCGCCCCAATCCGGGGTTTCGCCTTGCACTAAATCCGTTGACGATGATCTTATATCTGCGATAGATGGACTCCATTTATTTGTTGCCACCCACTTATTAAGTGCCGTGGATGCAACCTCATACGGCAAATCCTGCAACTGTGCATACCATAAATCCATCGCCTGTGAGTTAGGTAACAATCCCTCTTTCGGATAATAGGTTTTGAGTGCAAGTGCAAACAATTTGAACTCTTCTTTTGTCATATCCTTTTCCTTTACCGTTTATTTCTGACATTTGTTTTATATTCTTCAAATGTCGGAACATTCCAAAACACAATATTATTGCACCATCTTTGTAGTTGCCTATATACCGGGTTAGCGTGTTCTTTATCATAGATCATCGGATATGGGCTTATTTTCAATTCTCTGCATAACTGAATACGGTATATATCTTGTTCAAGAGTTGTGTCAAAATTGCATAAGATGTAACACATTACACGACCCTTATCTTTATTGAACCCGGTTTCTGTAATAAATTTTCTTAATCTTGATTCAACTATATCTTTATCCTGCCACCGATCAAACGCAAAATGTATTCCATCTAATCGAATTTGTTTAAGCAATGTAACATTTTGATCTGTTATAAGTCTTATGTCCAACCCTTGATTGAAATTTACTTTTGCCTTGCTATCAATCAGTTGTTGAAGCAGACCAAGATGATCGGGGCAAGCAAGAATATTCGGGTCACATAATACTATGTTTTTTTGCCCTCTCCAAAACTCTGACAGATCAGCAACTTTGTATGAACACCCCCCCTCTTTTGCTTTTACATGACAGAATCCACATCCTCTTGGGCATCCTCTTGTCAAGAATCCGTATGCGGTATCTTTTGTGAGATTTGGGTACAAACTATAATCAGGATAGATATGTTCTATTTCATCCGGCAATGATTTATCTTTATTTTTGTCATAAACTTCTTTTCCATCGATAAGTTCTATTGCATACCCTGTGCCACCACGCTCGATAATGTCTGCATCAATAAAGTATTCGTAATCAGGCGTGAAACTAAACACCTTACTCATATATACTTTGTCCATATGACCGCTAAATAATGGCTGATACCATTCAACGTGATCGCCCTGCGATTTATGCCACGCCGATAATTTCATCAATGGCAGGTTTGGATAATTATGTCCGTCAACGTCAATTAGTCCTATTTTCATTGACTTTTTCTAAATCCTCTTCGCCGTAATAACTACATACCTGACCGCCCTCTGTCTGACAGTAATACGGCTTTTCCTCGTTGTATTTCGGCGATATTACGAACTTTACAACTACTGTCTGCCCTTTCGGGTGTCGATCATCACATCTGACCCTTGCTCTATCCCCAATTTTCAACATTGTCATCGTTCCCCCATGTGCTTATCATTTGATAACTTTCATCAAGTTGTTGCGCTACCCGGTTTACATTACCTTTCTTGTCGTAATGGATGCCTACCCATCCGTTGCCCATCGAGTTCTCAATCGAATTGCAGACGGCATCTGCACCTATGGCATCCACATTCTTGCGTATCTGCGACAATAAAGACTTAAACCCTGTTTCCTTGTACCCATCGTGCCGTTCGGTCTTGTATTCAACCCACATTTTGACCATTTCCTGCACTTTTTCGGGTAACCCGGATTCTCTTATTAAATCTTCATAGTTGATATGTTTACTTATTGACTTAATAGGTTTTATAACAGTATCAGTAACAGTATCAGATGTATCCATACCCTGTTGATACGGTATCGATACACTATCTAAACCCTGCTCGGTTTCAAGCAAAAAACGCTTAAATTCCGCATCCTTGACTTCCTCAATCTCTGCCAACAACGGCTTTCTGAATTTAGGCGATGAAGTCCAATTATACTTACTCCAATTCAGTATGAGGATTTCCCTTGTGCGCTTTGAAAATCTGATGACTTGATGTATCTTCTCCATCCGTTCGATCAGTTTTTCAATCTTCTCTTTACTGAATCCCAACTCCACGCACATTTGGGATAATGTGATCTCATAGCATCCTGCAAGGTTTGTATGCGGATTTGTCATCAGATACAGATATATCAACTTATCATCCGGCGTAAACTCTTCAACTATCTTCGCATCCGTCCAAAATGTCATTTGAACATTTCTGTATATCGCCATCGTCTAACTCTCTTTCGTCTGTATTTAATAAATTCCAAAACTTCGCAAACTGATCTTGGCTGACTTTGTTATTTGCCTTTTCCGGCTTGATCGCGACTATCAGATGCTTTTCGATTATGTGTGCCAACTCTTTCGCAAGACTCTTGCGTCCTTGCTTTATGCCATCGTAGTAGCCCCTTGCAGGCTTTTGGTTATCCATTCCTGCCTTGCCTGCACCTTGACTTCCTGTGGTCTTGTTCCGCAACTGATACCCTGCGTTAGCATATTCTCGAATCCAATGTTGTTCCATTTCATCGAGTTCTTCCTTGGGATAATGCTTGAAGTATATTCGCCAACCGCAAGGGTTCTTCTCGTCATCATACAGACCATGTTTTTTAAGGCTTAAATCGATATGTTGAAATCCCGATAGATGGCTTATGAGTCGTTGCTTGATCTTTACCGCCTGCCCTATGTATCCGTACTTGATACCGCACTCTTCACGAAGCAGGAAGTAGATACCGCTTTCATCGTCAAGAAGTGGATTGAGTTTAAGCAGACGTTGTTCGTTCTTTCGGTCTATGGCATATCTCTGCCGGGGGTTATATTTTGCCATTTCAATACCTCAAATCCATGTAATCGCGCTTAAAATCAAGATTGTAATACCGCTTATGCTCAAATCCTTTAAGACGCTTTCCCTGCGTGAACGATATCTTTCTTCCTGCGCCTGTGCCATTGTTGGATATGCAATAGTCGCCTGATTGCCTAAACATAAAGCGTATTATTCGCTCATTTTCATCTGCGCTGATATCCACCGCTATCGGATTCTCATATCTGTCGTTTATCTGTTGTGATAATGACGAATTGAAAAGCAGATAGTTGAATTTGTCCCAAGATACAAACTTTTCTTTGTTCTGAAATCGTGGTTTTAATCTCACCATATCTCTACCTCATTACCTAAACGGCAAGGACTCTTGAAATGTGTCAGGTATTTCCATGCTGATCTCCGGCGTAGACTCTGCCTTGGGCTTATCAGAAATAATCGGCTCTGCATCAAAAATAAAGTAATTTGTGTATTTGTAGCCGTGTTCTTTGCTGAAATTCTTAACTTTAAACGGGGCTTGTTTGAAGTTCTTACCCTCTTTGTTCTTGGTTTCATATCCCCAACCGATTTGGATTTCCATAAACTCATTTTCGCCAAGTTTATAGTCTTTCAAATTGTCATAAGCCTTGCCGTAAAGCCTGCATTTAGATGACCAATCCTTTTCCCATTCATTTGTCTTTGCGTTCTTGCTACTTGCTGACAGTTGTGCGTCTGCATAACCGCCGTGATCTTCGATAGACCACATTGCAACTCTGTTTCCTGATGCTAACATTTCTCCACCTCATTTCTTGTTAATGTATTGATGTATTCCAACGTATATCCGTGTACGGTTTTTCGTTTCCCTTTAAGGCATTTGTTTACTTCGCTATCATCTGCGCCGATAACTTTTGCAACGTGTGCCTGATTGAGAAAAACACAAGATTGACCATCTTTAATGTTGACCGCAAGTATCGCGCCCTTTTTCCCCGTATCGTGGCTTAATAAGCCCGTTTTGCTTGCGTGCATCGAGTTTTCTTTAGGCGTACACCATTCAAGATTATCAATGCGATTATTTTTCTTATTGCCATCAATATGATTCACATAAGGCTTATAATTCGGATTCGCAATAAACGCTTTGGCTACTAACCTGTGAATACGATCGCGCTTTATCCTACCGCCTACTGAAACTCTCAAATACCCCTCTGAATCTTCATCAGGAATTACTTGTTTTCCGTTTCGTGACACATTCCCAAGATTTGATATGTAGGCATTATCAGAATCAACTATCGGTAACCATTCTTCTTCAATCTCATAGTTCATATGTTTCTCCTGCTCTCGCATAATCAACTGTTACGCCTTGTTTAACGACTTTCCTGATCTCGGCTACACATTCATTGCCGTCACACGTTCCAACGCCTAAATGCGTCAATATGACGGCTTTAAGGGCATCTGTGGTGTTGGCTTCTATAAAACCTACTGTTGTCTGCAATTCTGCGTGACCTAAAACCTTGTGCCGTATATTTTCGGCGTTCATATTAAGGAATTTCGTCTGATAATTGCACTCCACCAAGATGATATCCGGCTTATACTTCTTAAAAACAAATGGGCAACACTCAAAATCCGTCAGATAAAGCATTGTGTGATTGTCAAACTTGATGTAAAAGCCGTAACAAGTGGTTTCGCCGTGGGGTAAAGGGAAAATCTGTACCGAAAAAGGGTTCATATCAACTATTTTCGGTGGGTTCTCACTCTCATACGGCGTGAAAACCTTTAGCCCCATCTTCCGCAAATCAGCAACCGCCATTGCATGATCTTTATGAATATGGGAAATACATATCCCCTTTATCCCCATCAGGTTATAATCAACGCCTTGCTTTATGGTCTTTACCGGGATTCCTGCATCGATTATCAGAATCGCGCCATTATGATTCAGTATCCAACAGTTGCCGGATGAACCCGACCCAAGGCATTTGATCTCTGTCATTTTTTGATATCCTCAATGTTCATCTGCCCATCAACAACTTCAACCGCTTCGGCATCGACAAACTCTTCGGTATTCGCCTGCTTCACATCTGCATCACGAACTTCAATCGGGTCAACAAAGTTATCCACATAATCGGGTGTGCCGTTGGCTTCGCGTAATACGGCGTGATCGTTGGTATAGGCTTTCTGCATTTCAATGGACATAATGCCCCACTTGCTGATTAACTGACGAAGCATTGTCTTGCAAGCCATTGCGTCAAAATCCTTTTCCCAAAATGTGTATCCCTTTTTCGCCTTGTATCCTTTGGAATACTTCTCGGCGTGGGATTCCATCTTTGCCCGACTCCAATACATTGCTTTTTTGAAGCCGTTTGTGTACTCAAACATCGCATAGTAGCCGATTGTCGGGGCTTTCTCACGCTTCACTTCATCATCGATCAGATTAACCTCTATCTCTTCATTGAGTTCATCCCACCTGATAAGTTCGCCCTGCTTAATAGGCGTAACATTTATCTTTTTGTAGTTTCCTGATCTCTGCGCAAGTTGCAGATAACCCTTGTAGCCCATCTGAAACTGTGCTTCGGTCTGCCCGGTCTTGGTGTTCTTGTAGGGTACAAGGTAGTAGTTGCCCAACTGTGGCGATGGTGAAAGATTAAGACTCTCTCCAAGTAACGCCCCGGAAAAGATAGACGGATTCGTACACTCTGCAAGTGCAGGATTCGTATTGACCGCCGATACAACGCTTGTAATAAATGTCTGCGCTCTATCCTTTAACACATCGCTGATCTGCTTTTGTACCGCTTCATTCGACAAAAATGCCGTGATGCCCTGTTTCTCTGTCTTTGTTGCAACTGATGTTCCTGCCATTTTGTTAACCTCTCTTTCCATATTTTGGTATTGTTAATGCTTCTTCTAAACTCCAACCCATTTTCATAAGCCTTGCTTCGGTTCTCGCAAACGGTACATTGTACTCTTCGCACCATTGAGTTAAGGTTTGAGTTCTTCCATTTAATTCGAGATAGACATTGTTTCTTTTGTTATTTGATTGAGTTTTCATATCAACCCAACGACAATTATCAGGCGAATAATTTTTACTGTTGTCTATACGGTCAATCGTCAAACCTTTATGATAGCCACTTTCAAATGCCCATTTGCGAAAATTATCAAGTCCGTCATCACCTATCCATTCATCACAAATCCGTATTCCTCGTAACCCATAATTTTTATAGTGCTTTGAGGTGGAATCGTAACAACGTAGTTTCATTTGTCGATGAATATCGTACAAATGTTTACTGTCATCGCCTTTGTATCGCAAATCGTGTAAGCGTTCTTTTTTGTAGCATCCACAAGACATTGAACTTTTGAAACTGTTGGTAGTAACTACTTTTTCTTTTCCGCAATCGCAAATGCACCGCCATATCTTGTTGTTTCGCCCATCATCCCTTTTTTGTAGACCAAGGTATTCAACACAAACCAATCTGCCGTGTCTTTGTCCTATCAGGTCTATTTCTTTTGTCATTCCTACCTGCCTTTCTTTGTCACAACCCACACCGGGTTAGTTCTCTTCTCTTCGGGGTATCCAAGATAAAGGCTCTTGCCTTTTACATATCCGGCTTCGATCTGCAAACACAACTTATTCAGTTTGAAATGCTGATTTGCAATCACAATCGCGTCATCCGGGTAAACATCGGCAGATACAGTAACGTAAATCTTTTTCTTGTTCTCGATGCCCTCATACACGGCGTACTGTTTTGGTTTCATCCCTTACCTCTCTTTCTATGCGGTTTTTAATTGATTGACGGCATCCTGCAAAATGTCTGCAAGTTCATCAATATGTTTATTTCTCTCAATCAAGGCTTCTACTTCACGCCTTAATCGTTTTAAGATCAACTCTCTCGTTTCCTGCTCGGATAATGCATCAACGATGTTTTTGTATTCCGCGCCCTCATTCGCTGACTTGATGTTTATAAATGCAGGAACATATGCTTTTTCTTTCTGATCTTCCCCGGTTTCAATCTCTACCTTTAACTGAATGATTACCTTATTCGATATAGAAAGCCGATATAATTCGCCTGCAACCTTATCATCCCATTCAAAAATGTCGTGAGTAGGGGAATCTTCGGGTCTTGATGCTTCAAGGAATAGTTCTTTTGTGACTACTCCATTTTTTTCTTCAATTTCCGTAATGACATTTCCTACTGTTTCGGCTGAAATCTTTGGATTCCAACCCTCTTTCCATGTGTACTTTCTTTCCGGCTTAAAAACCATTTCGATACTCCTTTCTTTTTCCTGTCCATGCCTAACCATAACTAAACTGAACGTACCTAAACCTACCTTGCCTGCCGTAACGCACCTTGCCGTACCGTACCCCACCAAACCAAGACACAACCAACCTGACCTGCCTTACCGAACCCAAACCCAACACAACCCACGTTACCTTACCCAACCTTACCTGCCATACCTTACCGCAACTGACCGCGCCAAAGCGAACCGTACCAAACCGAACCTAAACGCACCCTACCTGCCAAACCACAACAAAACCCAACTCGCCCGAACGTACCATAACTTACCTGCCAAACCTCACCACACCGTAACGAAGCACAACCTAACACACCTAAACGCGACATAACTTACCGCACCTGCCTTATCTGCCCCGACCAAGCATCCACTCAATCGGGGCTTTTCGATCAGTTAGTTTCGATATGGAATCTGCCAAATGTGCCATCCTTTTCGGGTCGCCACTCTCCAAGACCTACGGTGTAACCGCCTGCGTTAATAACATTGATGATCTGTTCAAGTGTCATATCACTACTTGCGTTGTATTCAAGAATCAAATCCATATACCAATCCTTGAACTCTCCGCGATAACGCAAATCTGCCGTACCCATTCCAACGCGAACCATATCTTCACGGATTTCGGGAACGCTACCCTTGATCTCTGCCATTTCTCCGTATTCAGAGAATAAGAAGTATGAACCTCTTAATTGCATCTGATTCTTGACCCATCCAAGACGATAAGCCCCGGAGTTTCCTGCCTGCTTAATACCGCCTACGGGGAAACCCCACTTTGCACCGTTCTTTACGGCTTCTTCAAACGCTTCTACTGTTGATTCTTTAGGCTCTCCCTCTAACCAATACAGACTATGGATGAAGTCATCGTAAGGGTCACGAATCGCTTTTGCCTTGGTCTTGGTGGTTTTCTGTTGTGCATCAAGCATCATCTTCTTTGCTTTCTCACTCCACGCATGAACTATGAGGGGTGAATCTCCTACGATGCGGATATTCACTCTCTGAATATCCAAGGGTTTGATTGAAATGATCTGTTCTTCTTTCTTTGCCATAATTTCGATACTCCTTTTTTGAATTTTGGTTTTCTGTTCTTTATCACAAACTCTCTACAATGAGAGATTTGTCATCTGTTCTGCGAATAACGATCAACTGACCGTCCGTTTCCGGGATTCGCCAAGAGTCGATGGACTCTGTATCATCAAGCACAAGCGGTACTGTGATTCCTGCTTTGCGCTGAAATGCACTACATAAATCCAACTGTGCAAGCAACTTGTCGCCGTGATTAAGAGTTCTATCAAGGCTTATGCCGTTTACAAGTGCTTCACAACATTCAGCCCAACCGCCGTTAATCTGCTGACGGAAAAACCGCCACTTGATGATTTTGAAATACTTGTTGATGCTTTCCGTAACAATGCCTATCTTGGCTCTCTGATAGTCATTAAGCAGGTCTATCATCTTTTCCTGATCTGCGATTTTCTGCGATAACGCTAAAGTGCGTTCTGTCTGCGCTATCTGCTTCTTGTTTTCGAGATCAGCCAACAACGCCCGGTAATTATCGTTTGTCTGTTCTCTGCCAAGTTCCAACTTGATAGCAGATATACGATTGTTTATCTCGATACGGCGTATTCCGTTGTCGGATGCTTTGAGTTTTTCAACCTCGACCTGCCACTTGGCGATATCAGCCTGCGTTGCAATATATTCGGCATCCTGCGTACAATCTGCCGGGGTTATCTGCTCCGCATCCACTTTGGCTAACTCGGATTGAAGTTCATCTATGCCTGCCTGCACTTTCTGTATATCCTCATTTGTCTTGCTTATAGTGTTTTCGCTGACAACAATGAGTTCTTTTGTGCCTTTAATAAGGTTTTCAAGGCTTTCAATCTTATCTGCCTTTTCCTTTTCAAAATGCTCTCTGATCTTTTCCTGCTTTCCGTCAGGATACTTGCGACCGCAAGTCGGGCAAGAAAGACTATTTTCGTCAAATGCCTTGTCCTGTTCGGTCTTGATTCCACGCTCATAGTCGGCAATCGCCATATTGTGCGTTTCGATCATTCCCTGCGACTTAACGATGGTATCCTGCAAGGTTTTCAGTTGATTGCTATACATCGCAAGGTTATTCGTGATATTCTGCTTGCGAAGTGATAAATCTGCTTCGGCTTTCTGCTGATTTATCCTTGCGTTTGTTTCGATCTCTGACAGACGGATTTTTGCTTTAGATATGCGCTCACTAACCTCGTTTATTGTGTCTTTAACTGAATCGAGATCAGATAACTCACCATTAAGCGTTGCAAGTTCGCTATTCAGCGATTCTTTCTCCGTTTCGTCAAGTTCAACGATGTGTGCTTTTGCATCTGCAATCGCATCGTCATATCCCTTTAATTCGTCCGGGATTGCTTCAAGTTGCTTCTTATAATCGGCTACGGCTTTGCGACTTCTTATCAGTAATTCATCGATCGTGCCATCTTTAAGTTCATCCCGGATAATTTCAAAGCGTTCATCCGTAGCAATAACTGTTTCATCTGAATCTTCCGCAAACCTATCGAAAAGAACCTGCCTGCGCTCTTTTGATGCAAGATTTAAGAACACCCTCGGATTCATCGATAACGAAAGAAGTGATAAATCGATGTATTCTTTCAGATAATCTTCAAAGTCTGCTTTCTTCTTGGGAATTTCGTTGATCTCATAAGAGTTCTCATTCCCCTTAAAAACGTTCTCGGATGTGCTACGATTTTTCACCCAATTCTCTGTAAGGGTTTTCTTTGCCCTGATCTCCTTACCATCTGCATCCATTGTCAGGATTGCCATAGTGATAAGGTTGTGTATCTCTTCTCCGTCCTCGTTTCTCGGCTTCACATCTGCCGATGTGCCGTCTGCCATCCTGTCGGTCAGTAACCAATACATCGCATTAAGCAATGTTGATTTCCCGGTAGCGTTTGCACCCTTGATGATCGTTCTCTCAAAAAAGTCGGTGTCAAACTCTTTCAGACCGCATACATTCTGTACTGTTAAATGCTTAAACTTGAAATTCATTTCCCTACTCCTTATTTCTTTTTACTGATGATTCCGTAGATGATGATGAAAATAAACTCTGCTAATACTGTCGCTATCACTCCGCACCAAAAAGGCGGTATAAAAAATGTCATCTGTCCTCTCCTTTCTCCCTGCGTATTCTCCGGCACTCTTCCTTGACGTGCCTGACAAACGGCGATTCAACATCGTAGATGCGTTCGTATGATTCCCAAGAAAGCCCCTTGCAAGTCAACATTTCCTGCATCTGTCCGTATGTCATACCGTGTTTCTTTGCCAACTTCGCACATTCAACTAAACTAAACTTCTTCATCTGTTCTTTCGCTCTGAATACCATTCGTAGTAACTGTCGAGATAACCGCCAAAAGCCAACATCCCGATGCCTAAAGCCGTAATGCAGATGGGAACTATGACCGATGTGCTATCCATTGCACCCATTCCAATAAGCATTGCTACAAAACCGATACCCATAAATCCTCTGATTAAATACTTCATTTTTCCTACCTCACCTTGCCTGACCTCGCCTTGCCCCGACTCACCAAAGCAAACCTCAACATAACTAACCTCACCTGCCTTACCCGTTTCCGGGTATCCATTGCACCCAAATAGTTTGAGTTTTTCCTACCGTTTCCATCCATTCAACGCATCTGTCATAATCTGTTCTATAAATGTCTACAACTTTTCCGGCTCTTACACCGCCACCATCTGCGCCCGTATCGTTGCACTCAAAAACCCCAAGGAAGTCGCCGTTTATGCTATAAATAATTGCCACATCGCCTATGTGATCTATGGAACAAGCACAACCGCCCTCATGTACCGCGCTACCATTCGATGTGTGATGACCTACGCAATAAGCCGTTGTTGCCATCTTTATAAATCCGGCTTGCTCGAAGTCGATTGTTTCCTGCCTTGGCTCGTTTCTCTCTGCCCCGATCGATGTGATGCAGACTATTGCCAAAAAGATGATTAATATAAGTTTCCGCATATCTCCCCCATCGTCACGCCCACGATTCTGCTGATCTCCAACAACTGATGAACCGAAAGGCTTTTACTCTTAATCGCTTTTGAATATCCCTGTTGTGTAAGTGGTTCGTCCATGTATGCACCAACTTCACCCTGTGTCATTCCTGTCAGTTTCCTTGCACATTCGATGTTGATATACAGTTGTTCTTCCGGCGTAGGTTTTCGTTTCATTGTCGCTCTCCGTTATGCTATAACTTTACTTCCTTGGTAAAAAATAATGCTTTCTTCTTCATCTGTAAGACGTAGCAGGTCTTTCAACACATATACCTCGGAAATCCGAAAAGGGGTTTTACCTTTTCGTTTCTTGTCAAACCCGGTTCTTGACAATCCCAACTTTTCGATGATGAAACTAATTTTGAGTCCACTTGCTTCTATTTTTTCGTCAAGAAGTTGTGTATTAACCATTTAATCTTTCCCCCTTTCCACAAGATTTTGTAGTCGAGTTATACATCAACTGATAAGTACAATACCATATGGTTTATGCATATGTCAACCCATTAGTTGTAATTTTTTCATTCTTTCGCTATTATGTAAACAAAGGGGGTGTTTTATATGAATAAAGTAGGGGAAAGAATCAGGCAACGGCGTATAGAACTCGGATTGTCGCAACAAGAACTTGCCGAACGGATGGATTTAAAGTCAAAAACGTCTGTCAGCCGTGTAGAAAACGGCATTGAAGATGTAACAGTTACAAGGATAATGGAATATGCCAAGGCTTTAGGCGTAGTTCCCGAATATCTTGTGCGTGAAAACGGAAAACCTAAAGATTTCGGTCTGACCGATGAAGAAAAAGATATGATTTCAAAGTTCCGCAAGATTGACGGCATATCCCGGAAGAATGTTATGGGGTTAATCGATATTGCCTATGAAGATTATCTGTCAAGGAAAAAAGACACTACCGCTTAATAAAGGGTAATCGCTATGACTATTGATCGACAAAAAAGCGGTAACTACCGCATCCGTCAGATGGTGGATGGCAAGATGTATTCTGTGACCGTCCCGTTTAAGCCAAGCAAAAAGCGTGCGGATGAACTCATAAGAGAAAAGATATTAAACACCCAAGTCAATGAGTGCCGGGAACTTATGTCATTTGAAACGGCAGGAAACAAATATATCGAAGCCAAGTCAAATGTCTTATCTCCTGCCACTATAAGGGGATATAATACCATCCTGCGCAATCTCCCGGATGATTTCAAACAGATGCAACTATCTGACATAAATGATTATGAATTGCAGATGTTGGTTAACGACTATGCAAAAAGCCATACGCCAAAGAGTGTCCGTAACGCTTACGGCTTCATACGCGCCACAATACGGCTTTTTTATCCGAAGTCGGATATTTCTGCAACCTTGCCACAAAAGCGTCATACAGAGCCACATATCCCCTCTTATGACGATGCTATGACATTGCTTAATCATTCACGCGATACCGAATATTTCTGTGCTATCTATTTGGCAATACTCGGCTTGCGTAGATCAGAAATTTGCGCCCTGACTCTTGATGACTTGGATATAGACAACAATCTGCACATAACAAAAGCCCTTGTACCATCAGATGACGGATATATTCTTAAACAAACCACAAAAACGGATGATTCATACCGCACTATTGTCTTGCCGGATGAACTTGCTGATGCAATCCGCAAGCAGGGCTATGTATTTAGATATCAGCCACAAGCGATAGATCAATTTATCAGGCGTTCTCTGCCAAAACTCGGAATCGAACAGTTTTCGGTGCATCGCCTGCGTCATTTCTTCTGCTCTTACGCTCACGATCTTGGCTATTCTGACGCTCAAATTCAAAAAATGGGTGGATGGTCGGCTTCATCTGACGTTATGCACCGGGTTTATCGACACGCGCTTAATGAAGAAGAAGCAAAAAAGAAACTTGCCGATGATTTTTCTTTTTCCCCTAACTGATAGACGGGATTGTGACCCGTAATCATTTTCAAGACAAATTCAAGACAAATTCCAAGGCAAAAATAACAATTTTGAGTTGTGCATAACTTCCGTGAGTTGTTTTTGAGGATAAAGAAAACCCCCGAAGTTTCAAGGCTTCGGGGGAATTTTGTTGTCATTGCTGACTTTGTGGATAAAGAGCGATAGACGGGACTCGAACACTTGCATCGGTTTTAATAAATGCCGTATTTACAAGGGTTTCAAGCCTGTGGATAACTTTTAAGACAAATATAAGACAAATTTAGCCCTGTTCCACCTGTCTTATCCATCCCTCTAACATCTGCTTGTGGTTTCCGTCCGGGGTATTCATCGATATCTCGCGTAACTGTTCTACAAGATCATCCTTGGCTTCGTCACGGCTATATCCTCTATACCCATAACTCCCATCATCGGGATACATCCTACCGTTATAATTCCGGGAATATCTACCCATAGAATCGCGTCTGCGACCCCTTGCATATGAATAGCCATCATTTGAATATCCGGCATCTTCCATAGCCATTATGGTATCGATTGACTTCACGGCATGTGTAAGTTTGTCGATGGTATATAAAGAGTTATTAGTTATACTATCCTTTTCGGCACACTTATGCAATTCATCCATCAGCATATCTTTGATTTTCTCTAAACTATGCATAACTCTACCTCGCTTAATCTGCTCTATAACTCATTCTTATCAATGTACCAACGCTTACCGATTCTTATGGCTTTGATTTTACCTTTTTTTATCAATCTGTTTGTATGTGCAAGTGAAATTCCTTTGATTGAAGCATATTCTGTCGATTTGATTAGATTATCGGGTATATTGTGCATCTGCGTCCAATCATTTAGTATTTCTTCTAATGATTACCTCTTTCATTTCCCCGTCACCCACACGACAAAAAAATAGACCACCGCAAGGGTAGCCAATAGTAAAAGGAATATGATTGCGCCAATTAAATCAAGTGTCATTTTCGTCATCCTTGATATAGTAACTGTTGGTTTCCTCGTCATAACCGAGATAACCTAACTTAACCAACTTTCGACAAGCGATTTCTGCAAAACCGCCGTGGTTTAACTCCCACAATTCCTCGTCCCATATCTCGTCTATAACCCACCTTATGAAGTCTTTGTCTGTCATTTGCTCACGCTTTCCCAAATCTGCTTAATAGCATCATCATATGACTTGCAATAAGCATTAAACCTTGCATTGTCATAGCCATAATCAGCGGAAAGTTCAAAACTGTCGCACTCGTCACACAATCCCCACTCACTCACGGGTTTACCGCATTTCGGGCAATGGTCTGTGCCGTTGTGGTATGTTCCGTCTTTGCTTACCATTTCAGCGCATATCCGATAAGCGTCTGCGTCTACCTCTATGCCGTAGTGGTCACAAGTATTCTGTTGTAAGTGAATACAATCTTTACAAGTCATAACGGATACCTACTTGAATATACGATTGATGCTACCCATACTATGAACGATACGATAAGCCATAGTAGGATTTTGGTTTTGTCGTTCATACATTATAAATATCATAGTTTACGATATGAGTGCGACACCGTAATAAGCGGGGGTTGTACCACTTTCAAGGGTGATTGTGCATACATCTCCTGATTTAAGATATACAACGTCGCAGAATGTACCTTTTGTTGGATCGTCAAGTATATCTGTATTGTTTAATGTGACTTTTCTACCCCCATAGTTTACATATGAAACCGTCCATAGTACGGTCAAGAAACATTCTGCGGTTGCATTATATGTGTACGAGGCATTAACTGTGCCCCTTGTATTGCCTGAACTTATCTGCGGTATGCTTCCACCCCCCCCGATTTTTCGAAGGGAACACAGTTTTTCAGCCATATCTTATCCCTCCACTTCGGGTTCGGGTGACGGAAGTCTGTCGATTGTTTCGGACTTGATTATTCTGCCATACATATCAAGCAACGATACCACAACATACCCTGTCTGTGCGTTACCGCCATACTGACTACATTTGTCGTAGAAAAGGTTTTCTGCTGATGTGAGGTCATCTTTTCTCGTGATTTCCTCTGAATTGCCACCACTCTTATTGAGTGAGAGAATGAGTACATAGTATTTTGTTAACATTTTGGTTTCCTCCTTATGAATTAATCAACTCCAGTTACTTTGATATAAAATGCCGTTGTCGGTATTGCGCTTGCATATAGATACAGACAAGGAACGCTATCATCACAAGTGACATACTGCAATAGGTTGTAACTTTCCTGTTCTGCTACTGTCGGTAACACTCCGCTTGCGCCGATATCTACTGTCGGACTTTCAACGTAAACGTGATTTAGTGATATCTGCTTTTTGTATAGCGTTGTGCCACTCTGCGAAGTGGTGTCGGAAGTCCAACCCGTGAGGTCGACCGATAAGGTTGTATTCTGATAATCGGTGAACTTAACTTTCCCCGTATAGCACTTTCTTCCTCTCATTATTAGTCCCATAGGTTTGCTCCTTTATTTAGTATATTCAAAAATAACAAATACTGGTCTGCCTGCATTTACTTGATTTAAGTTCCCATCCTGCAAATAAAGTGCTTTATTTGTTATGTTATAATTTGCAAACCATGTTGCGTTTTGATATGAATTAAGTCTTGTTCTCCACCCGTCTGCTCTTGATATAAAACCCTCAAGTTTTATAAGTTCTGTTGCACCTAAATCAACTGTTTCTGTTTTTACAATAGAAGTCCCTGCTGTTCCAGTACACCAAGTCGTTTTATATACTCTGCGATAAATCGGTTTACCGTCTATCCAAGTATCACCCGTCAAAACCTCGGAAGTTGAATAACCCCCACCGTAATAATCACACTCTTGTCTTGCCATAATTAACCCTCGCTTTCGGGAGTGGGTCTTGACCAAACACACTTCATATCCTGTTCAACCGCCAGTAGTTTGTTGACAATCTGAATCTTGAACCATAACACGTTCTCGTCTGCGGTCATATACCAACCCTTATTGAAGTACGCCGATGATGCGTCTGTGAAAGCCTGTTCCCAAGTATCCCCGTCATAGGCATATTCCTCAATCTGTGTTTTCTCGACTTTGACGGTTTCGCCCTCGATAACTTCGTCCTGTAAAAATGTCTTGACTATCTGTACCCATAATGTTGTTTTCATAATTTGTTCTCTCCTTTACTAATTTTTCACATAGTAAACGCTTATGTTGTACTTGTTTACAGTCGTGTTCATAATACTGATGAATAATTTATCGCTATCCGTACAAGCGGTTTGTATAAGATATCGTGTTCCGTTTGAAGTTCCGTCCATTTTTCCTATCCACGTTGATGATGTATAAAAACTTTCCTCATATTTAACTATATCAACCGCCGTGGGCGTTAAACTTGCATCAAGTGGTGTAACCGTGGTAAATGTACCCGAACCATAGAACGACTTTCTATACAACGTCCGACCGTCTGCCCACGTTCCAACAACAGTTTCATCTGTATTGTAGACATATTCGGGGTCAACAGTTACCGCTAACGGACACTCGATCAGTAACCAAAATGTCGTATTCTCTGCGAGTGCAGGAAACGTAATTGTTGCCGTACCGTTACCAACACTACTTAACTTTGCCGATACCTTATATTGAGGATTTGTTGACACCTTGCAAGATGCAGGCTCGGCAAGTATGCGTATATCTGCCGTGGGTTTTATGTGCGAATTAGTGAATGTCAGGCTCGTTGCGCCTGTGAGTGCGGTCTGTCCACTTGTTTCGACATAGTACGCTTCGGCAACATCAATGTCCGTGATGTGATAGTCAACATTCGGGTCATCTTCGTTATTCGCCACAAGTGCGTCATATTCCGCTTTTGTGACCTCGACCATAAGATTTTTATTTACCCATTCCGTTCCGTCGTGAAATAGGCTATCTCCCAAAGTAGGTGAACTTAAATCTACATCGTTAAGGTCATTCAGTTCTTCGGGTACGCTTACCGCACCTTGTATCTGTTCCCCTCGGTTATCGTGCGCCGTTGCCCCTGCCAACAGATTGTTTGCGTTTACCGTATCCCCCGTTAAATCTATCAGCGTTTCGTTTCCCAATACTACCTTGTTTACTTTCTCGTTTGCCATTGTTGATTACCTTTTCTTTGACCTGTGCGTCGGTGCTTTATGGTATCCCTTGCCGTTACACATATTGCATTTTACGTTGCCACTTGGAATCCGTCTTTGCCGGGTTGTTGTGGTTACTCTTACTCTCTGTGCCATGATCTACCTCTCCTAAATGCTTTCGATTTTTGCCCAAGTATTTACACCAACTATGCCGTCAGCGTGTAATTTATGATCTGTCTGAAACTCGATGACCGCATTGCAAGTGTTTACCCCAAATATGCCATCTGCACCACCAACATGATAGTCAAAAGAAGCAAGTTTCTGTTGCAGATACTTTACATCTTCCCCACGGCTACCCATCCGAATAGTTTTTCGCGGTGTCAGGTCAGAACTCCCGATGTTCTCATACCGGGGGCGTGCATACGCAATAATGCAGGATTTGCGTGTGCGTTTCATAACCTTTCCACCATTGTCATTTGATGAAGCAGATGTATTGCCCTCGATAGTCGTTATGGTGTTACCGCTTACGGCTATTACAAGCCCTACATGGTTCGTCCTGCGATTATTTGTTGAATACTTGAAGAATACAAGATCACCCGGAATAGGCTTCTTTACGATCTGATTGTTTACCTCGAAATATTCAAGCATATTTGCACAAGATGCCGTTTTGGGTACAAGACCCGTCCCCTTAAATAACCAACAAATAAAAGTGGCACACCAAGGATATGATGTACCGCTTACTGAATGTCCGTAAAACCAATCGTTATATTTGACTTTGTTAGAACTCGGTGGGTTTTCGCAAACTCCGATTTCTTTTGTTGCTATTGCAATAATCTGTTCTACCGTCATTTCTTCAAAATCCTGTTTACCTCGGCTTGTACTTGCTTAAAATCATACCCTGCTCTTGTCAGTTTTTGCCTGCGGTCGTTTCCGTTGCCCCATTTGCCGTCTATGACCTCGTTAGCGACCTCTATAAGCGACTTTTTGGGTATGTCCCTATCGAACATAGCCTTTTCCTCATAACGGCGGTTTGTGAGTCCTTTAAGGACTACACCACGGCTCTTGTTATATGAGGGCAATGCTTCGCTGATCTCCCGGATGGAACGCATACCGCCATTCACCAACTTCTTCAAATTGCCTGCTCCGCAATTATAGGTAAAAGACACAAGCGCATCAAACTGTGATTGAGTAAGCCGATATATCGGCGCATAGACTTCAACATACTTTTCAGCGTTTTGCAGATCAGATCGCAAAAAATCGTCAGCCTGTGTTTGTGTAATTGTCATTCCCTGCGTCACATTATGCGTATGTCCGTATCCAATAGTCCAAACCCCGGATGGACACTTGTATGCCGTCAGATGACAACCCTCATACTTCTTTATGAGTTTTAGTCCCTCGTCACTCGTTCGCATTATCCTCTTCCTCGACAGTTTTGGGAATAATTACGGCAATCTGTTCAAGAGTCTGCTTAATCTTATCAAAACCAAGCATCGCACCAAGCCATATGCAAACGATCATCAAAACAAGGCAGATAATGTTATTTACTGTCCAATCAATGCCTATAAGCATATAAGCAACCGCCGTACCAATACCACCAACGACTAAAGCGTCCACAAGGGCGATTATGTTGGCTGAATAGTCCATTCCTGCGTTCTGATAGGCTTTCTTTACGGCTTCGGTAATCAGCCCACAAGCCATAGAACCAATGGTGAAGAGTGAAATGAATAATGTTACTGTCATAAGTCGTTTACCTCACTTTCGTCAAAATCAACGGTATTTTCATCCTCGTTCTTTATCTTGTAAACCTTAATAAAGGCGCAAGATGCTATTTCTGTACCAAAAAAGGCGTACAAGCACGTTGTAAGAGTTTCGTGCGATACGCCTGTCAAGGTTGAAAAGATGAACTCTGCGATAGAGTAGATCAAGATAATTATGATCGAAAAAACTATGTAGTTCGCAAGTGGTATTTGTTGTAATTTGTCTTTTATTTTCATATATTTTGTAACAAGGGTGGCAGGATTTGAACCTGCGATTATGAGAACCAAAATCTCATGCCTTACCGCTTGGCAACACCCCTATGCTTATGCACCGTGTTTCATAGAATCAATGTTTCCTGCAAGTATCCGTATCTGCTCTTGTCTAACCGCATCAGACTCTTCAAGGTGATACATACGCTCGACAAGGTTATTGTGCTTATCGACTCTATCAGAAAGTGTATCTATTTTTTGCTCGATCAGGGCAATCTGCGTCTGTACGGTTGCATTAACTTGTGTAACATCATCCTGCACATCCCGGATACCTTTTAGATATTCTTCGCGATGTGCCACAAGCAAATTTTTTACTTCCTCGGTCTGCTTCTCTCGGTCTTTTCTCATAGTGATATGCCAAGTTCCAAAAGCCACAAGTAACGATGCACAAGCCGATATGAGTGCGGTAATTATTGCTTCGGTCATCTGATATCACCCCACTTATGCACCAATCGTGACGGTATAACCGCCCTGTGCGTTAAGAACTCTCGTAACAGGAATGGGGGCAATGTCAACTTCTGCCAAGTAATCATATCCGCTATCAGGCAGAATGGTCTGTGCAACAAGTGAAGATGTAGCACTCTTTGTCTGTGCCGTCACGCCCTCTCCTGTGTATGTACCAAGAACACCAAGAATGGTTACACCATCTTTGATGTTGCTTGCGATAATCTTTGCCTTTTCAGTTGCATCAATATCTGCCGTACCGCTACCATCATGGTATCCACTCGGTATAGTTATGCCATTAAGGTCATCAATTTCTGCATCAAAACCGCCATTGTTGGTCATCGTACCTGTGACTTTGTTCTTATTAATGTATGCGGTCTTGCCTGCAAGAATCTCGCCTGCCGTTGCATTTGCATCTGTGGTATTAGAATCATAGGTGTTTGTACCTGTTACCAACTCACCATCTGCGCCGTGTGCGGTATAGCCGTAAAGCAGATGACTCGCATCTACGGTATCGCTTGTCAGGTCTATGAGAACTTCACTTCCAAGAACAACTTTTGAATTTGCCATTGTTTTCTTCCTTTCTTTTATTCAACATCAATCGTTACGGTGTACCCACCGCCAAGATTTCCGACTCTTGCGACGGGAACTTCTTTTACAGTTACATCATCGTTCATTGATTTGCCGTTAGTAGGCAAAACCTGCTCGATAAGTTTTGGCTTGACGGTATAATCTCCCGTGTAGTCCGGCAATCGACCGCCCTCACCATATTTGATACCTACATCAAAGTCGATTTTGATTGAGGTATCGAGTGATAAATCTATATCAATAATCGGTAGACTCATATCAAATTACCTCGTTGTAAAGTATCCTCTCAATGTCATCAAGTTTCCTGATCGCACTTGCTATACGCAATCCCTCATTTGTGATCGCACGAATCTGAATGAACGCTTCGCCTTGCTTGAATAGCATCGTTTCTTCCTGCGTTAAAGGTATGTTGATGACCGTTCCCGATATCGTTATGTCCTCATTTGTCTTTGTAAGACTCGCTGAATCCTGCTGAATAGTAATGTACCATTCAGCGATCTGGGACATTTCAATACCCTTGATATTCAGTTCGATTGTCGGTGTTGTTCCTCTTCTCATTGTCTTTCCTCAATGAAAAAGGATAGCCATTTGACTATCCTTAACTGTTAACCTGCGGTATATAAACCTCAATGGTGTCGCCTGCGTTTCCACTTTGCTTTGCTACGCCTAAAGGATTTAAGCCACCCGACCATTCTTGTACTGTGTCGGTTAATGTTCCCTCTACAATTTGGTCATTTATGGCTTTTACTATCTTGTAATAAATAGACGGTGACGAAACTCTTAATAGTGCAAAATCATTATTATCAAATACCCATAATGGCGATGTGTTGTATGTAGCACTTACTGTATCGCATAATTCCGACAAGCCTGTTTGCTTATCTGTTTTATATAAGTCAAAAAAGAATGTGCTACCAGAAGTAGCATAATATAAAAGCCAATAATAATACCCATTTTTATCAGTATAGTCTGACCGAACAGGAATATAATTATCTGCCGTTGATAGGTTATTTTTCAAATCTCTACTTGTTGTATCATAGATTCTATCCTCATAGGTATAATGCCCCGAATATCCATAATGAAAATGTGTAAGTATGTATCTTTCACCAATGGCATTACCAACAAATGTCATACTTGCTGAAATACTACTACTTGCTGATGTATCAAACACTAAAAGATTTTCTATGGAAGTGATAGAGCCATTTGTTAAATCAATGTAAGCAAACTTTAGTTTGCCATATGCCATATGTTGACTACTGGTGTTACTTACAAGGTAAACGCCAAAACATATACCATTTCCGAAACTCTTACCAATAACAAGTCGTGAACCACTTTGGTCTGTGACGGATTTTGTATCGACAAGAGTAATGTTTGATAAGTCTGCACAAGAGAACGTTTTAACAGTATAAGTAACTGTACTTGAACCGCTACGTTCTACGGAAACAAGATAGTTCCCTACTTTATGCTGAAAAGTCTTATTGATATTACTTGAAAGAGTCAGCGTCTTATTTGCCACATCAACAGTAAATACATCACCAGATGTGCTTAAATATGTCGTATCATTGTACTTTACTAACTCTGTACTCTGCGCCGTTGTGTAAGAATCCTCGATTGTAATTGTGCCGTTATCATAAGTGATAAGTGTGGCGTAACCACTTAATCGAGTTATATATAATTTCGCCGTGGCATCAACAAGAAAACACTCTTCGGAAAAACTTGAACCTGATATAGTTTTCTCTGCCGTATCGTAGTGATACTCCACAAAATCACCTGCAACGATAGAATTGCCTGTTGCTACCTCAAAATCGTCTGTTGTGGCGTTCAAAAATATACCGCCGTTACTTGCGTTTGTTCTTCCTCTCATACTGCTACCACCCTTATACGAATAGTTGCTACAATATCGCCAACAAACTCGTTAGCGTTAAACAGTTTCAAGTTTCCTGCGTAGCACTCTACTGTTATGTCAGCCTGCTCTGCCGTTGTAATAGTTGCTGATGTGAAATAAACATCTGCCACACTATTAGCCGTTATTCGGTTATCATTCAACTGACAAAATCCGTTAGCAAAAATGAGCGTTCTTTCTTGGCATAGTATAAAATCGTTATCTGCGCTCCCTGCCGTTGTTGCACTTCCTGCCGTGGTAGCCGTATCTGCACTATCAGCCGTTGTTGCTTTCTTTGCTTCTACACTTCCGTCAAGAAATCCGGCAAGATCATCTGCATTATCTTCGGCTAAATCTATAACCGCATTGATCGTACTGTTAGTGTTATTCACTACATCAGCATCGTAATCATCGCCAACTTGAATGTATGTAGTTGTATCTTCAAGTTCATAGGTATCGGTTTCGCCTGATACGGCGGTCATACGATATTTTCTGTGAGCATTAACCGAAGTATTGATAATATCATCGGTAAAATCTGTTTTGAGTTTTGTGATAGCCATTATACAATCCTCACTTCTATTCGTGCTTTAATCGTACCGCTTGGCGTTCGCCCTGCGGTCAATGTGATTGCACCTGCGCTTGTTTCAACGGATATAACCGCTTTTCTTGCATTATCAATCGTATCTCTGCTGAATATCACGTTAGCAAGACTATCTGCGGTTACATTTGCGTTTTGAATCGTGCAAACCTTGTTGGTAAAGTTTAGTGTTTGCTCTGCAATAACAATATCGTTTGTAACACTTCCTGCCGTGTTTGCGTGTGTCGCCGACGTTGCACTTGCAACCGTTCCTGCTTCATCTGTATGTGATAAAACAGTTGTGCCGTTCTTGATTTTCTTGATTTCAGCATCTATTGTTTCTTGTGCCGTAATAACATCATTTATAGTCTTATGTTGTTCATTTATCTCAAATGCCCCAAAATATGACCCATCTGTGGTATATACGCTTACATCCTCAAACAATGCTTCGTTGTTACCAACGTTTGTGACCTCATATTTCTGTTGTGATGTTACGGCATCCACAAAATCTGTGGGTAATTTGTTTATTGCCATATCCTTATACCCTCAATGCACGTTTAGCACCTAATCTAAACGGCAATGTTGCCATTGCTTCATACCATCCATCTATGGTCGCCTTTAATGTCAATGTGGCATTTTCAATACGGTTCAACTCCGCAAAACCGATAAATACTCCATTTGGATAGAATGTCATCGGCTGACCAATGTTTGCATTAATCATTTGTTCATTAATTGTATTTAAGTTTTGCTCAAAAGCATTGAACTTCGCCACATCCCAATAACCTGCATACGATGATATGTCAGAACCCATGTCAATAATGTCATATTCGCCATATATGAGTTCTGATTCATCGTGCAGATATTGAAGATTATTCTTTATGCGGTTGTAATCGGCTATATTAAACGAATCGGTTGCCGACCAATTCGTCTTTGGTGTACTCCAAGCCATTTATACAACTACCTTTCTTGCTTTCATTGTGCCTGACCACGCCCCGGTGAACTCCAAAGTGTTCTGATAATTGCGTGCGGTCACTATATCGCCTGTCTTTAATTCGAGATAGAACAGATCGTCAGCGTCTATTCTTGGGTCACCACGCCAACTAAATTCATAGTCAACATCGCCCAAGAAGAAATCAGCAAGCCAACTTTCTATCAGATCAGCGTGTTCTGCATCCGAAACCAACGGATTCGACCATGTTTTTTCTGCCCCGGTTGCATTATGTGTAACGGTATATAACTGTTCGTCTATTGAATACTCATAGCCCTTAATTGCTATCTTTACATCAGTTGATGATACATTAGATAAAGCAACTGTTATCGCATACGCACTTGACTTAACTATGCTGATGCTTGCCGTACCCTCTGTCACGCTTGCCGTAAAGCCATATGACGGGTTACTAAACGTAAAGGTATATTGTTTATCCTCTGCGTCTTTAATTGTGCTTGTAACAAGGTCTTTGGCATCTTCTGCGCTCTCTTTGTAATTAAACATCGACACGATAACAGACTTGATTCTTTCCTGACGTGTAGCCGTGGGCGAATCGTACATCATATTTCGTGCGATGGTATAATCTGTCGGCGCACCAAATATAACCTTATCTATCGTTATACGGCTATTCGGATGACCTTTAGTGAACTCAATTTCCATAACATTGAACTCTTCAAAGCCGTCTGTATATGAATAAGCCACATCCGGGTCAGTAATTGTTAAGGTTTCAACTGTTGTGCCGTTTAATTTTGTGGTAATAACAAATTCCTGCGGTGCTACGTTTCTGAATCTGATATTAAATGCTGACGGCGCATAATCTGCTTCAAGTGTCAGCGTTATTTTAGGATTCGTTGTATAATCACCATTTGCATCTGCTACCGCGCTACTTACATAACCAACTATGTCAGTATCCACTTCACCATAAAACCGAAGATTTTGGTCTGCAAGCGATGAAAAATCCTGTGATGTGATTGCATATGCTATCTTGTCCGTATCATTCTTTATATTTTCTACATTTGAGTAGTCCGTTTCACCATTTGATGTAATCGTGTAGTCCGGGATAAATGTACTTTCAAGATAAATCTTTCCGTCACGATCTTCACGCAAAGTACAACGCCCTGCATTTGCAATGATTTGCAATGCTTCGGTATGTGCAACGGGTGGTAACGGATTGTGTACCGTTATCAGTTTCAATGTAGAATCAATCTTGTATTCCTCAATTCCTGCATCCTCGCATACATCTTCTGCAAGATCATAAAGGGTAATACCTTGTGCGCTATATACGCCACCATAATAAACGCCGGACATATAATCGAATATGTCTGTTGCGGTAAATGTCGCATCCCTGTCGGTTGCCTGCCACGACTTTAAGTGTGTAACAGTTTCGGGTAGCCATTCAATTTCGCCGTCATCCTTGGAATCGTAGCCAAACTGTACCTTTACTTCCTGTCCCACTTCAAAAAAAGCAAGCACAGAGTTAGGATTGTCAGGATTATAATACTGATCATAGTTTTCCACCGTAATGCTAACATCTGTACTCGGCAAACTGTCTGCAAGCGGTGAAACATACGATGTTTCGCTATATCGTAGCGTATTATTGTTCGTGAACACGTTTGTTACGCCCATAGACAGGCTATATATGCGTAGTCTGTCCTGACCGCCAAGCATTTCTGTTGCCGTGATTGTCAGCGTTTCAATATCATGCAAGCCCTGTTCAATCGAGAAATAGCGTTTATCGTTATCGGTAATGGTTATTGTTTCCGTCCCGTTTGAAATTGTAAATCCAATCGGGTATATATCCCCAAAATCAATAGTAAAGCCTGCCACATCATAAATATCGCCACCAAAATCGAACGATATCGAACCAAGCACATCATCACTCACAAGACCGTTATTGTAGAATACCGCACCTTGCGTGTTCTCCGGCAGGAAGTACATACTTCCGTCTACTTTTGATAAATTCTGCTCACAAGTCGCATATATCTGCGTGACCGGGTTGCCTTTAAGTACCGATTCATCTGAAAAATATGTCAGATCAGAAACATCGGAAACTTCAATGCTTTCCTGCGCCTTGCTATTGACTATACCAAGCGTAACCCTTATGTATCCACGATTACGCCCTATGTTTTTCATTGATTCAACGTATTCGGGAGATACTTTTTGCATCGCTTATCACCAACCGCAATCTATAAGGTTTACCGCAAGAACTTCATCCTTGCTTACTTGATGCGTTTCTTTATCAACAAATAAGGGTTTTACTGTTCTATCACCGGGATACATCTTAATCGTTGTGGGTTGCCCTGTCCGGCAATCCTCAAATGTTACATCAACGAAAAAGTCATCAAATAACTGTAAGATTCTTTCGCGTTCTTCTACATCAAGTCCGACCCATTGCAACTGATCTAACTTGATAAGATCGCGACCAACTTTCTGACCTACCATTGCACCATTCAAATTACGTCCGGCATCAACTGTTGTCTGAACAACATATTGAAAACCATATCTCGGTGATGGTAAATCATATCCGTTTACATTCAAAAATGAACTCATTGCCATAGTTTTCACCAAAAAAAATAGACTATGCGATGTTGCATAGTCCTCTAATGTGTAGATATGACAAGTTTCCCCACTTCCACCTAATAACATAATAGGCAGAAATGGGTGGAACTGTCAATGTTTTTGTTAAAATGAGTATCCGTTACGCGCTTTCCGGGTATCATAAGCCGATACGATCTCACGACCATCGATAACAACTTTGCTACCCTGTCTTACCGCACCGATAAGTTCACGAAGAAGATCAAGTTCTTCGTTACTTGAATCAGCGTTTGCACGCATTATAGCCTGATACGTTGCCTGTGCAATACCATCTGTGATCTGCTGATTGTTTGCAACGGCGGTCTTGCCATTGCTAAATCGACCAACTAACTCGTTATGATTTGCAAAGAATAGACCATCTTCGGGGAAACCGCCAACGGCATAACCTTTTGTACGTTTTCGCCAAGCCAAATAATCATCTTCAAGCGCACTACTTATCTTTGATACAGTAGACGTTACCCTTGAAGTATTTGCCGTGGTATAAGAACTTGAATTAGTCTTTGACGAACCCACGCCTGTCACTTTTTCGGCTATGTTACCAACGGTATCTTTAACCTTATCCCATACTCCCTCGGCTTTGGATTTAATATTATCAAAAGCATCTGATGCGTTCTTTTTAAGGTTATCCCAAATGCCTGATAACCCGTCTTTGAGTTTCTCAAAACCTTTCTTTACGGCATCGCCTGCTTTGGATGCCCAATCGCCCAAGTTGTCTTTGAACTTGCCCCAAAAATCTGACGCTTCGGACTTGATCTTCTGCCATTTCTCGCCGATTCCTTTTCGGAGATTTTCAAAAGTCTGAACTACGGTATCCCACTTTTCGGTCGCCCATTCAGCAATCTTTTTACGCCATTCAACGAGGAAGTCGGCAAAATCCTTTTTGAAGTCCTGCCACCTCTCGTAAATCTTGTCTTTGAGTTCTCGCATAGCATCGGTGATTGCATCCCACTTTTCAGATGCCCATTCAACGATTTTTTCTCTCCAACGCTCTTTGAACTCGTCAAAATCGGCTTTCATCTGTTGCCAACGGTCGTAAATCTCGCCCTTAATGGTATCCATAGTGGTTGTGATTTCATCCCATTTTGAGGTTGCCCATTCGGTTATAGAATCACGCCAATTCTTGATGTGTTCCTCAAAGTGTTGTTTCATTTCGCCCCAACGGTCTTTGATATAATCTCTAACCTCGGCTACTTTGTTTGTGATCTCATCCCAACGCTCGGTTGCCCATTGAACAATGCGGTTATGCCATTCACCGATATGATCTGTGAAGTTCTGTTGCATTTCGTGCCATTTGGTTTCAATGGCAGAACGTATCTCTTCGACCTTGTTGGTGATATCTTCCCATTTGGTAGATGCCCACTCTACAATCTGACCTGCCCAAGTTTGAATATGCGTTGCGAAGTTCTCTTTTATCTCACCCCACTTTTGTTCGATATATCCTCGAACTTCCTCTATCTTATTTGTAATGGCATCCCATTTCTGTGTTGCCCATTCTTGGATTTTTTCGCCCCATTGCTCGATAAACGTACCAAATGCGGTTTTGAGTGCTTCCCACTTTTCACCAAGTGTTGTTTTGAGATTTTCCCAATGCTCACCAATTCCCTCGACAAAACCTCTGAATTTTTCACCGATTCCCTCAAAGAATCCTGTTACGGCAGGAACTACTGTATTATTCCACCAAGCAGATATCTCATCCCAATGTTCGTGAATAGCAAGGGCAATGCCACCAATAACTGTGATAATGCCTGCAACCGCAAGTGCTACGGTAGCAGGTGCGCCAAGAATGATTGCGCCGATTGTGCCTAATGCTACACCGAGTAATGCAAGTGCGCCGTCAGCAACCGTAACGCCCTCTTTCCACATCTTACCGAACTCAATACCTGCAAGTGATAAGCCACCTGCAACAAGAGTTATTCCACCAAGAGTTTTAAGAAAACCGCCTATCTTGCTACTTGCTTCGCCAAAGAACTGTAATTCCATAGGCAATGAGCCAAGCGTTTTCTCGCAAGAGTCATTTACTTTCAAGTTGGCATCGGCAAATAGGTTTTTGGATTCTGATGCTTTCTTTGCACTTCCAAAAATCTTTTCAAAGAGCGAATTTTCTTCGCCCATCTTGTCATTGCCACCAAATATCCAATTAAGAAGATTGATGCCAAGACCTTTCCCGGTAAGTAGTTTTGAAATACCGCTTGCAAGTTTTCCACTACCAATGACCGCACCGATAAGCGTTAATAGTCCTGTTTCAAACGGCGCGGTTGACATAGAGCCAAGCCAAGCAGATATGATACCACCAAGAACATCGCCAATGATTGCCAATACTTCTTTAATTATTTTCAGCCAATCAATGCCTTTTAAGAAGTTGCCGATTGCCTGTCCAACCTCAAACCACTTGATTTCTTTAAGTGCGCCGTGGATAAGTTCAAAAAAGCCTTTTGCGATGTTGGATACCGCTTTACCAAGTGCTTTCCAATCAATCGTTTCAAATATACGATTTATAAGGTTTCCTACATTCTTGCCAAGATTCTTGAAATCAATCTTGTCAAATGCTTCGTTGAACGCATTTGTAATCGTGTTGACAAGTTGCGTAAGGTCAAGAACTCTACCCTCACCAAAATCAAATAATGCGTCAAGAACATCGTTAATGTCTTTTGCATTTTCGAGTGACGTTGCAAGTTTCTGAAAATCGTTTGCAAGGTTTTGGAAATAATGACCGTTTACAAACTCGATTACTACATCTGCAAGTTTATTGAGTAAGGATAATAACCCGTTTCCGATAACCTCTGCAATTCTTTCAAGAGCATCAAAAATATCAGCAAGTGCGCTACGAAGTTTATCCCACTTGATACCATCTACAAGTTTCGTACCAATATCAAGTAATTTAGGCAAAAACTCTTCGACAATGTATGTGAACCCTCTTTGCAGGAATATTTCATTGAAATCAAGAAGTATTCCAAGTATATGTTCTGCCTGTCCGTCTATTGCCGTGAGCAGATTAAGGATTGATTGAAGTATCGGGTTAAAATTAAGTTCGCCTGCCCACTTTGCCCAAGAAGCCGTAAGTTTCTCGGTGAATCCTGTGATCTTCTCGATTATGTTGGCTATGGTCTGTAATATCTTGTATCCTTTTTCGCCCTCATTCCATGCATCCCGGAACTGACGGGCAAGGTTACCGATTAACTCAAAAATATTACCAAACGAACTGAATATATGCTCGAAAGTCTTTTCAACGGCATCGGATTCCCAAACTCTCGCCCAATCACGGGCAATGTCTTTCAAGAGTTTGCCGACTTCGCCTGCCATATACTTGAACTGTTCGATGACCTTATCGCCTACGGCATCCCACGCTTCGCCTATGGGTTGCCATACTTTCTTTGCCCAAGCAACAATCTTATCAGCGATTTCCTGCGCTTTGTTCTGTAATTTGGCAAATGCTTCATCCCATGCTTTCTGATACTCGGATACGGCATCAAGGAAAGCCTGATCAAGTAAACCACTTACGCCAAGATCGTCAAGTTTGTTATCATCATCCTGATTGTCATTCAAGATGTTCAATTCATCGATGCCAAGCAGATTGTTTTTGAGTTTCTTTGCCGTTTCACTTGCGTCATCAAGTGATTCATCTAACTCTTCCGACTCGTCAAGTATGTCTGAAAGGGCTTCATTTGACCCACCACCGCTTTTTAACATCCCTGACAGATCAATATGCAATGCGTTCGCAATCGTCTGCATAAGGCGTTGTAACGCGATTACAAGGGCATTTACATAAGGCAATACCTTTTTCAGAATTGGCAGGAACAACGAACCGAACATTGTAGCCAACTTATTAAGGTTAGCCGTTAACATTCTGATCTGATTTGCCGGGGTATCGAGTGTATCGGCAAGGTCGCCCCAAGCGTATTTTGTCGAATCCAAGATCATTATTGTACGCAATAATGCCTTGTCAGCCTGCGACAATTCTTTTGAAGTAGCATTAATGCCTAACTCCAAAAGTTTTTCATCCATAGCAGATGCACGAATGTTCACGCCAAATTTGTCGACCGCCCTGCTCATACCTACAAGAGCCGATGACATATTCTGCCAAACATCTTCAAAGTCCATATTCTTAACAGATGCAAGGTCTGCGCCTATCTCTGTCAGAACGTTGGACAGAATAACGGCTTTGTCAGATGCAACGCCCATAGAGTTTGCAATCTGTGCAAATGTAGCCTGATAATTGAGCGTCAAGTTCGGGTCAAGACCAAGGTTTGCCATCCCGGTCATCTTCATGTTGCCGTTTTCGATGGTAAATCCCGTCAGTTTAGCCGTGAGCGACTTTGCGGTCTTGGTGTATTCATCGTAATACGCTTCGGCTGATTCCTTGCCTGCATCGCCCATTGTTTCAACGGCTTTGTTGGCTATTGCTTCAAATGATGAATTAAAGTAGTTGACAGTTTCAAGGTAGTCAAAAGACTTCTTGATCGCTGACCAAAACTTTGAAAGTACACGCAAAAGAAGCCAAAACTTCACATATAATGTTCCTATGGCTACCGCAAACTTTGATGTTGCTTTCTCTGCGGTTTCAACTCTCTGACTATATGTTTTAAGCCTATTTATCGTACCGCCGATGCCCTGCGCTACCGCCTTTACGGATGCGCCGAATACTTGAAACGGACTCTTGGCAACCGTGATAAAGACTTTTTTCATTATCATACCGATTTTCTGTATGGATTGTGACAGATAATCGATATTGACTCTTGCCCCTTTACTCGATTCGCCAATAACCTTTACGCCGTTAGCATATCCTCTTGCGCCCTGCACAAACTCTGCAATAGCCTGCGTCATCTGCACAAGATCACCACGGATTTCGGGTGTCTGCGCCAACTTTGTAAGCAGATTGCTTAAAGCATCCCCAAGACGCGGTATATTATCAATAGCCTGCGCCGTACCTTTAGACCCTAATTTGCTTAAAGACTTGGCAAACTCTTCAACATGGATGGCGTTCTGTGACAGGGTTGCAATGTTGTTCATTGACGCACCCATCTTGTCGAGTGATTCTGCCGTTGCTTCTATGCCTGCATGATCTACTGTCGATAACTGACCAAGGTTTTTAACAAGACGCGAAAAGTCAGCCGTACCAACACCGCTTTCCTTAAAGGTTTTCATAGCGGTGGCAAGTTTGGTAACGCCTGCCGAAAACTTCATCAGACCGCCACTTTTCGTACCAAGTGCATCTAACTGTGTAGCAAGACCTGCTAAATGCTTTTCAAGTGCGTCTATCGCCCTATTTGCACTTCTCGCATCAGATGTAATTCGTATGCTGATTGAATCGCCATTTCCAAGATTTGCCATTTTCTCACCCTTACAAACAAAAAATGGGGCGAAGAACTACTCTTCGCCCCTTGTATTAGTGCTTTGTCTTTTCGATAACTCGAAATTAGCCTGCATTATCCGAAGTTTGCCGAATAGCAATTCTGTTTTCCGGCGTTTCTCTTCTTCGGTCATTCCGTCAGGTGAATCGTTTGATGCACCCTCTAAATCGAATGGCTTTGCAGGATATTCTATTGCTTTTACACCTTTCTTCTTGAACATATTACCGACCGTGGCTTCAAGTGCCTTGACGGTATATGCCCCCTCTAAATGGTATAAAGCGTTTTGCTCTTTAACAAATAACTTATGACCCTCAATATGCGCGTTCACTATCCTTGGGTTCATTTCCCAAAACTGTTCCCATGTAATGCCCATTGCCATACATTGCGGAAACCACTCTTTCGTGAAAAACTCACGCATTGTTGAATAGTTAGTTATTTTTCTTTCTTTGCTGACTTGCTCTCCGTTTCCTCGTCCTGCGTAGTATTGCTGATCTCTCGTTTCTGCAACGCCCGAAAAAAATCACTCTTTTCCATTTCTTCGTTCATTGCTTCAAGAACGTCTGTAAAGTCACCACCGCCGATAACGTGTGCTTCGATCTGCTCTCCGGCGAACTCTGACCCTTTTCCTGCACATACGGCAAAGTATGCACGAACTACTGACATAGGCTTGTTCTGCATATCCTGCAATGATACGCCCATATCTTCAAGATCACAAATTACGTTGTAGGTAAACGGTTTTGCGGTGTATGTAACACCGTTGATTTCAAATGTTCTCATAGCGTCTTTTCTCCTTAAATGCTTTTTAACGGTAAATGTAAAGGGGGCAAGGTATTACCCTCACCCCCAAGTGCCTGTTGACCGATGTTTATATGGATGTCGATGCCTGCGGTTCGATAGCAGGTAACATACCCTTATAATCTTCAAGAATGAATGTGATCTCTACGGTCATAAGTTCGTTCTGTCCCATATCAGGCTGTGGAATATGCTTGGGTGCCTGCACGATTGCATAGAAGCCGTCAGGAAGATAAGGACTCCAAACCTCTGTCCACATCTTCTGCCCGGATGACAGACCCGAATATGCGGTAATCATTGCTTCCAACTGTGATACTGTTTCGGGTGTAAGGTTGAAAGTGACAGGGAAAGTACCCAATGTGTTATCGTAAGGCTTTTTATCCTTACTTCTACGCCATTACAACGTAGTTCAGCATATCTTTTCACCAAACGGCTCTGCACCGTTTATTGCTCGGTGTCACGGACTCTTGGGTGAATTATATTCTCTTGTATCTCAACAAGAGTTTCATCACCTATGCGTTGCCCCTGTTACGATTTTTAATTCGTAACTTCGGTTCGGATTGTCGTTGCAAACGATTTTCCCGTTTAATTCCGTGATTATACTCTGTCGCTATTAGCAATTTCACGACAGACGGCAGATTAGTAACTTCGCATTTATTACGCTACTAACTTTTTACCTGTGTCCTGTCGACCTGCGATGTATCTTGAGATTTCATCCTCAAGTGCGGATGCGTCTATCTGCTCGGTGTCAAGGCTGACACCACCAACGGAGTTTGCTCTCTCAAGCCAAGTGAATGAACTCGGCTTTGTAGAACCTGTGCCTATGCCATATCCAAACTTTACGCCAAGTGTGGAAATGCCTGCGGTTGCAACTGCCATTTTTTTGTCCTCTCTTTCTTATAGTGTTAATTCGTCTTGTCCACCAACAACACGATTAAATCTTGCAACAAACCGCCATAATGACGGCGAATCAGTTGAAACCTCTTGAACCCCAAATGATAAAGAATATCCCAACTGATTAAAAATATCGCCTGCATCATTGATAATGTTGTAGGCTTCATCGTAAGAAACGGAACTTGTAACTTCTACTTGAAAAGTAGAATCGATGCCGTTCTGCGATTTACGCAATAGATCATCGCCTATCTGTGTCGAACCGATTTGTCGCATAAACAAGCAAGGTAATGATATTGACTCTACTTCGTGCAGGCTTCTCGCACATTTAAGTGTTTTCCACTTTTGAACGGTTCTGCCCTTACTATCAGTTATTTCAAGGTCTTTCATCGCCTGCTTGACGATGGTAAAAACCTTATCAAAAACCTCGTTAGATAACACTACCAAATACCTCTTTTGCTATTCTTATGACTAAATCTCTTTGCCGTAAGGCTTGGCTTGCGTGAAACATCGGCATCGTGGCTTTTATACCATGGGTATGATGCCATTGATCGTCATTGCCGTAATATGACCATCCACTATCGTCAAAAGCGTGTTTTTGTCGTGGAAATGTGCCTACGCCCATTCCAAATGTAGCCGACCAAGGATTTGGTGTTTGTTCGGGGTTAAAAGTAATACCCGAACCGAACTCGACAAATAAAACTTGTTGCCCGGTTAATTTCAAACTTACCGAAGATACCCAACCGTTTGCATCAGTTTTAATGTTCAATGTTCCGACAGGCTTATCATAATCTGCCGTTCCATCATCCTCATTTGTGGGTGATGCTTCTGCAAGATAAATCTGTGCAACATCAAAACCCTCTTCGGCTAACCTCTTCGCAAATAATGCAGAGTATCTTTCAAGGCTATGCCTATAAGATTGTAGTTCACCGATGATATGTCGAATACCTTGCGATGATAAACTACCTCTGATTACTTTTCTTGCGTTAGGTCTGCCCATTGTTTTTGACTCGCTTTGCTATAAGGAATCGGTCATATAAAAGCGATGAACGCACCTTTACAACGTGATAGTCTGCGCTATTTTCATCAACAACCGTTGTTTCGCCTGATTCTTTGTATGTCGGCTCTGTTTCGTGCCAAATCAGGCTTGTTTCCGTGATATTAAACAATCCTTTTGGAGTGGTAAGAATAGCACTATAATCGCTTTCAGCAACGCCAAACTCTGTTGTAACGGTTTCGCCACCGCCCATGTTCATACTCGCCATAAAAGGAATCGGGTTTGCATAATGTGCAGGAACTTCCTTTTCGATAGGTACTTGCTTACCATTTACCGTGACGTAAACAATGTTTCCGTCAGCATCGGTCTTATATTCTGTTGTCTTTTCAGCCCAAACCGCATAATAAAACTTCTGCTTGTTGGCTCTCGGTAAACGTACCATCTAAACCTCACGAAAAGATATGAACAAACGGAACTACATCAGCCATTACCCTTGCTCTTGATTGAAACTGACGTGAAACGCCGGATTCTGTATGTGAGTTCTCGAAATCCATGCCCTCTTTGTTGTAATCATAAATTACAAGATTGATAAGCACGTTCTCAAACTGTTTAAGATCAGCGTCTATCTTGTCTGCGTTCCAATCAGCCGGATAATGCCTTACATTGATAATTGATTCCCTTGCGTTGGAAATAAGCATTTCGAGTTTTGGATTTTCTTCGGGATACTCAAACACAACCTCGTTGTTATCCATATGATATTGTCCAAGTCGCAATTTGATTTGCTGAATGATTGAGTATTCACCACTCATACTTACTTCCTCTTTGTGTAAGACCTTTTGGCAGGGGCAGGTTTTTCAACCTTTTCATCTGCCATTACTGTTGCGTCTTTTTCAACGGTCTGCTCTACTTTAGCAGGGGCAGGTGTCAAGACAGGAAAGTCAACAGGCTCGCCTGCCTTGAACCATTTACCGTTGACTTTGACGCTATGGTCGAAAGTCATCATATTTCTACCTCTTTATGCAGATGTAGACCCTGCGTCAACGTTGATACATACAACGCTATCCATACCCTCATATGTAGGAAGAACGATCTCGGAACATACGCAATGGGTATTAAGTGGATGATCAGTAGTGTAAGTGTAAACGGCAACGCCGTTGTCAACGATTGCAAGGCTACCCTGTGCAAGATCACCACTTCTCTCTTCGGGAGTAGTACCAAATACAACATCGCCAAGGAATACGCCTGCGCTCTGTGCAGATACATAACCTGTGGGGATGAAATACTGTGAAGTGCCGGACTCGTCAACGTAAATCTTATCGTAAACTTCGATAGAGATTCCGTACTGTGCAAGGTATGCAACAACATCTTCCTGACGAAGCCTGATGCCACCCTGATATGCGATGATGCCCATAACCTGCTTCTTGGTATCTTCACAGGCAAGTAACTGTTCCCAAGTTTCGGTATTCATAGAGAATCTTGCAAGGCTATACCCGGTATCTTTAGCGAACTGACGCTTAATAGTGATCAGATCGTCAAGGGGTGTAGCGGTAGCACTCTGTGACCATTGTGCGTCACCCTTTAACTCTTTGAAGTTAGTTGTCTTGTAAGTAGTGGCTTCTGCGGAAGTCATGTACTCTACGGTGTACTGTGTATCACCAACAACTACAACGATCTTCGGCACACCATCCTGCGGTGCAAGAAGTTGCCAAATCATTCTTTCGGGTACGACACGCGCACCACGGATAAGATCAAGGGGCTTCTTCATAATGTTCTGAAGAATCTGATTTCCTCTGTCAGCGTTGGATGATGCAAATGTTGCATAGTCCTGCTCCTCTTTCTCTGTGACCATATATGACTCACGGAAGAAAGGCATTTCGTTCTGAATTGCGCTGAATCCGATACCGTCACGAAGTTCTGCCTGTGCATCAAATGCAGATGCTTTAAGGGTTACAGGAAGTGAGTTCTTACCCTTGATAAATGCAAGGTCAAGACCGTCCTGCTTTCTTGTGCCAAACTTGGTACGTCCAAGATAAGGCGGTTCGCCAAGGCTTGCCTGATAATTATTCCAAGCGATTCCAATGGCTCTCGCGGTGAAATAGTCTTTTAACAATGCCATTTCTTTGATCTCCTCTCTGAAAAATTAGTCCATGAATGTTACACGGGGTGTTGCTGACTTTGCGTCAGGGTCAACGGTTATTCCGTTAGCCGTCAGTTTAGCGTTGTCGATAGTACCCTCGAATACGACCGCACCGGGTGCGTCACCGTTGGTAACGTCAACGTCATACAGTAGATACCCCTCGCAATTTTCATCGTTGGACGGGAAAGGCGTACCTGCTTTAACGATCTTGTTGCCATCATCATCAGGGTCTACACCTGCTTCTGCGATCAGGGCTTTCTTTGCCTGATAGGGGAAGAACTTTAAGATGCCAAGACTCTGACCATAGGTCTTTTCGATTACTCTGCCCATTCTGTGTTTTCTCCTTTCGATTAGACTTTGTAATAATCTTTATTTGCTTCATCCACGCCTGTACCAAACGACAATTTCTTGGCATTTGCTACATCAAGTGGGTCAGCATCTTCACTACCGCTATTGCCGGACGGATTCGGTGTATCTTTAAGGATTTCCTTTTCCTTGGCACTTGCGGATGCTTTCTCGCGATCAGAAATGATCTTGCCAAGCGTTTCAATGTCCAACTTGCCATCTTTGATAAGGTTCTCTGCGTCCTCACCAACGATGCCTTTTTCTGCCAACTGTGCTTTGAGTTCCATATCAGCGATCTTCTTGTTAAGTTCGGCTATCTGTGCGTTTGCCTGCTCGGTAGCCTTGTTCGCTTTCTCAATGTCAGACAGTTTTTCATCGTTTGCTGATTCGAGTAGTTTTTCCAATTCAGCAACCTTGTCTGCCTGTGCTTTTAAGGCATCGGCTCTTGCCTTTTCCTTATTGGACTCGCCATGAACCTGATTCAGATAAGCCGTTACCTGCTCGTCTGTCGGTTCTTCGATGCCAAAAGACTTCAAGTTCTCCATTGCCTGCGCTCTATTCATTTGTCATTTCCTCTCTTTCTGCCCGATTTGTTGACGGTGTTCACTCACCAAATGGCTATAACCACATAACGTTGTGGCAACATTGTTTTATAAAATAAAAAGAACACCCGTAGGTGTTCTCATTACTTTCTGTTGCTGAATATCAAAAAGCATCGACAGTTGACGATTTCTTTTGCGTCTTGGTAGTCTGATTTCTCGTTAAATACCATCGGTGCATCCATTAAGCACCGCCCGACCTTAAATGGCTTGTCTATTTCGACTTTCTGACCATCAGCAAGGTTGTGTGAATCACGCACTTTCTTGTCGTGCATTGTGACCCAAATCTTATATTTGTATCCGGCTTTGATGGCTTCGTTCAACTCTTCAAGATTGACCGTACCCATTGCATCGTCTACCGCGATGCTTGTAGCCCTTTCTTCGGAAAAGAAATAAGGTTTCTCCTGATTTCTGACCGTTGAATCGACTATTTGCCGTATATTTGTATCGATGAACCTCTCAATCCGTATGTAAAGCGTTTCGGTAAGGCTTGGTAACCTCTTCTCTACCGCGTCCATCATCCGGGATTTGGTCAGTTCGTAATAAAACGCTTCATTTACCGGGTTGCCTGTTCTTAAATCTGCCAAAAGCAACATAAGAATCAGCATAAGGATATCTCGAAAGTCTTTCGCAAGGTCTTTGCGTTCTTCTTTCTGCGCTTCGTCCATATCCTCAATCTCGTCAAAATACTCGTCAATATCTATAATCTGACGCTCTTTTGGCGTATTCAGTTCATCTATGGACGTATCAACTGTCTGATATGACCCATAAAGGTGCATTTCATCAAGTCCATAGGTTATCCCACGGTCACCATAGTTATGAATCTCGTCATAACTACCCGTGTCGCCTTTAGACTTGTCGTATATATGAAGTTCGTCAAGGTACTTGTCAGGGTAAGCGTAGTTATGTAGTTCGTCTATCTTCGCCATCGTCAACTACCTCTTCGTCAGCGTTGTATTTGGAATCGAAAATCTGATCGATTCTATCCCGGCTCTCACTTGCAACCTGTTCGGGGTCAGACCATATGCCGACCGTCTTGATCGCTCTGTCGGGATTTACACCGCTATCAAGTAGCATCTGCAAGGATTCGACTTTCGTAAGAATATTGTCGGTCTTGGTTCTGCTGATCTTGACCTCAATATCGCTCGGAACAAGAGTAAAGCCCTGCGTAATGCGTAGTCTGTTAAGGACTATCCGAAGCATCTGCCGTTCTGCACGCTTAAATATAGGCTCGGACAGTTCGGCTCTCTTCTCTGCATCGTAATGCCCATTACGAAGTTCAACCGCACCCTTGGTATCGCCGGATGCGGAAGTCTGACGATTTGCAAGTCCTTGTATAACAAGAAGTTTCTCAAACAGATCAGAAACCGCTACCTGTGATTCGGTCTGATTAAGTTCTGTCGTTAGAACATCAACATCAGCCTTGTTCTCTGCGCCGTTATTAGATTTAACAACAAGCGCACCCTCTTGGCGCATCTGACGATAAAGGTCAACATCGATAGCACAGTTAACAAACTTAACCCATGAACTCACGAAGCCCTCTATACCATTGCTTCGGTCAGATGCCATCTTGTTGATCTCGTCTGTTATCGAAATCGTGATCTCTATATCGGAAAGCCTGCGTGCATTGTTGGGATACTCGATTATCGGTATTCCACCATTGCCGTTAAGCCTATAACTTCCGGCTACTGTTTCGCCATCTTGTACGGAAACATAGAATCCCTTGGTGTAAACATTGTAGATTTCCCTGCCATCGTCATCTGTCCGTATCATTACGCCGTATGCAGGTCTGTTGTCCTGATAGTAAACAACGAATGTATCACGGGGGTCGCAAGTTTCGATGAAGAAATCTGCTTCGTCAAGTAAAACGTCTTTTGAATTATTGTTTCCAATGAAACGATACGCCGTACCGCATATTGAACGCCAACGGCACAATTCTATATCGAAAAATTCCTTATCCTCGGATTCCATAAGCGTGTTAAGACGCTTTACTTCTTCCGACTTTTCTTCATCTGTACCATGCAGAACATACTGAATAGGCTCTCCTGCCATATCAGATGTTTTAGTATCAACAATGTACTGTGCAAGGTTTTCAACAACCTTATTGTTGATTTCGGGTCTGATAGTCTTTTCTCGATAAAGAATCGGCTGATCTCCACGATAATATCTGTCAAGGTAATCAATCTCTTCGGCATTTGCATGATGTGCAGGCAATGCATTTGCAAGATCATCAGCAATATTGTCAAGCGTTATAACCTCTCTCTTTGTCTTGATGATCTTTCTGCCATATACATCGTGGCAAACTTCCGAAAATGGCTTGATATTGTGTTTTATCGGGATTCCGTAGTTAAAAACCATTATTCTCTCCATAAAAAAACACCCACAAGGTTTCTTGTAGGTGTCCTTTTGCGTCAAGCGATAACTTTACACAATATCAAAATACTACCGCTTGCGCGGAACTGTCAACAGTTTTTGTCTTTTTTCTGTATTTTTCCAAAACATAGATGTTGTTAAGCAACTGATACGCTTTCTCAAAACGTTTGCGCACCGCCCGGTCTGTTATGCCCATTTCTGCGCTTATCTGCGTGTTTGACATAAAGAAAACATGACGATCAGCCACTATCATCGCAAGATCGCCTATCGGGATGTACTTATCGATGGTTTTGAGTACATCAGCCCGGTAAATGGCATAATCTTCCATTTCCTGCATGATCTTGTTGTTAAGTTCCTCTATCTCGGCACATTTCTTTGCAAGTTTGTCGCCATCACATGAAGTCTGTACCTTATCCGCATCATACACGATAGCAGATATTCCGAATAACTCTGCCTGCAAGGTGTCAGACCTCTCTTCGTCACGCTCAATACGCTTTAACTTGTTTTCAAGCGTTTCTGTTACGTTCTCTATCCATTCCTTTCCTGTCATAAACCTATCCCCCTAAACGGATTCCTCGGTACTTCTATGGTCGCCAACATACCGCTTTCTATGAACATCGCCAACTGTGTGAGTCCATCAGGCGCATCATCGTGTTCGTTCTTTCCTATGGTAACGAACATCGACAGTTCATCCATCGCGGATTGATACTCTTCATCACGCACATACCGGGTAATGCCCATTTCTGCGTCTTTATCTAACTCTTCCTGCGTTGGTCTTACATTTGATAAGAACACAAACTTGCGCTTGATATCGTCAGAATATGCTATGATCTTCTGCACTTTTGCCATTGTGGATGGGGCTTTCCTGCTCGAACATGAGCATTTGTAGCCGTTCGCTTTGAGGTTTTCGTCAACATACTGTGAATAAAGATCACCGCCCGTGTTGCCCTCGAACCTGATCTCACGAATGTCATTCGCCATTATCCTCGCAACTACAAGCGGTATGGTCGTTTCTTTCGTTCCCTTGTTGAACACCCAACCGAATATATACACATCGCCGTTCTCATACTCTGCGCCTATCGGCATCGACAATGAGTCGCCACCGCCCCACGCAACATCGACTACCGCAACTATACGATGGTCGCCATCCGGCAGGATGCCGTTAAAATACCGTAATTCATCACTTTGGAATAAAAGACCCTCTCTGACGTATGGTCTTTGCTGATATTTTGCCTGCCATTCAGCATCATTAAGCCTATCGCGCATTTCCCGGTAGTATTCCGTGGAGAATCCGTTTATCCTATACTGAAAATTGCTCTCGTCATTCTCATTAAGTGCAGGAATACGCCTAAACTTGTATCCCTTTTCGCCGTTGTGTTCTTTATAAATCCGTTCCAACGGGTCATAAACATTCCACAACGTACCAATCATCAACTCTTTTGCCCCATCTTGCTTACGATCGACGCACTTATTCAAATACTCTTGGAAAGTGTTTTCCATACGGATAGGCGATAAAGAGTGTTCGCGGTCACGAACAAGGTCATCAACATACAGATATCCCACATTATCGCCACCCGATACATCTACCGCACCTGTCCAAGTGCCATCAATACCGCGACAAGTGAGCGTACTAAATCGATCGGGGCGGTCAAGGGTTATCGTGAACTCGTCTGCTGACTTATCCCGAAGCATCGTCTTGCTCTCCGGGTGCATATATTGATACATTTCAGCAAATGCATACTCTTCGGTCGATATGAAGTTCAACACTTCCTTATAGAAGCCTTTTGCAAGGATGCCCGAATGTCCACCCATTGCACTATGGCTATTCGGTCGCTTGCACATTATCCATGTGAGAAACATGATCGCCAAGGTCGATTTCCCGGTTCTCGATGGTAGCGATAACCCATAAAATTTCGCTTCGGGGTCATCTTCAAGCCATTGCAAGTCCATCGCCACGGGATGCAACACCCTCTGACGTGGCTCATAAAACCGCTTTTCGGGTGATCTCTTGTGTTCAAGGAACTCGACATATGATTCAAAAAGAAATGGGGTTTCAGAAAGAAGTGATTTCAGATAGACTTCGGCAAACTTCACATCGTTATGCTTAATGTCGTTCTGCATCGCTTGGATTTTGCAGAATCGCGTCTGATCAAACAGATACGGTCTATCTTCCGGCTTACTCTGTTGCAATTCGAGTGCCGTTAACTCGCATAGATCATTCAGTTCCTTATATGGAACTTCGTTATTTTTCGATTTTTCCTGCTTGCTATTACAAACCTTGCGTAGATTCTCTACTTCCTTGATCATTTCGTACCAATCGCGCCTGCTATCGTCAGCAGATCACGCAATACCCTGACTTCTCTCTCCAAATCGTCAACCTTATTCCTTAATACTTCATTTTCGTGTTCAAGGGCTATGATCGTGCGCTCCTCGTTATGCCTTTTAATGAAGTTGAAAAAGTCTTTCGCCGTATTCAGTTGACGCTCATTCTCTATGTTCATCATAGTTGCCTATGCTTGTTTTCGGACGGCAGGCGAAAACCTGTATGAAAAAACCTGCCGTCTTGGATTGTAGGAAAAAGGAATCAGACATTCATAAACCCTGACGGTCTTTTGCAGACCTTTAATCAGCATACCGCTATCAGGGATGGAGTATCGATGCCAAGTAAAAGCAAGCGATCTGCATACAGTATAACCGCTTTATTTACGCCGTTTGTTGATAATTCCGTTGATAACCTTGAAAATAGGGTATAGATACGGTATCCATACGGTATCCATACCGTAGCGATACAACTGTTACTGTTACTGTATATATAAAGCCTATATCTTTATATAACTTCTATCCTTTAGAACAAGAAGTAGGCTTTAATAAGATATATATTGTATAAGGGTTTTAGGTAGTGAAAAGTTATAGGTAGTGATTATATAGATTTACTCTGTGTAAAGGGTTATACAGAGATCAGGCTCTTTTTGATTTTTTGAAATTTTTTCAGATCGCTTATCCGGGAGTCAATTATATGCTGAACGCGTAGAATCGTTTTTAAGGCTCTTTTGTGTCGAAGTGGGTAAATGTATCGCTTAACTTATAAAAACTCGTTTTAGGGGCAAATAATGAACGTACAGGCCTATTTCTGACATATCTATCTCACTTATACGTCTATCAGGTCTATCTATATCCCTTATTCAACCTATACCTATTCACCTTACCTTTAACCCTTTACTCTGTGTATATCTCTTACTTAACGCCTTATCAGGGTTATATGTCTTATCAAGTTCTACGTCTTGTAGGTTTAATTATGTTTTATAGGGTATTGGTTATTATAATATAATAGTCTGCCATCCCTACCTCTCATGATCAGGTGTATGGGGTGATTGATATGCCCTTTTTGGGTTTTCGGTAGTCGAGGGGCTAACCCCCCGTTATCATAACGCGTGTTACCAGTACCGGGGTATGCATCGAACATATGTTGCCAAACATTTGTTCTCGCGGATAAATACGCATTTATCGGCGTGATAAGCCCCGTGAAACATCGCCACAAAAAGCCGTGAAACGCGCTAATCTGCGCCGTTTTCGCTTGTTTCGTCGATCAAATTTTGATTATAGGTTGACAAAATCTCATTTTTTGAACGTGTTATGTTAACCGTTAACGTCGGTTTATTGTCTGCACTCCATCCAAACCGATGATTTAACGTTGCGATAAAACCGACGGGATTTTTACCTGATTGTGCGCCGTTTTCGAGTGAAGTTTGGTAGTATTCGCGCAATGTTTTTGCGACGCGGTATGCTTGCGGGCGTTCGTTTTTCATCTGCACCCATGTATTCATTAAGTCATAGTCACAATGGATAAACGCGGAAAACCCGAACGGGTTAACGACCTTATTATTAACGGTGCAAATATATATATAATACTGACATATACCATACAATAAATCATCATTATACATTTTGGTCTTTTGCCCGTTATGACTAACGCCGGGGGCATATTTATATAGGCATTTTGTAGGCTTAAAATAATTTATCCCGACGTAATGCAAAACCCCGGTAAATTGTTGTTGCGTTATATCGGTTAGATTTTCAAAACCATGATCAGTTAAACAACCGTCAATTATGCCGTTAACGTCTGCAATGATCGTTTGTAGTTTTGTTTCAATTTCCGGCGTTAATTCGTTGTCGATCGTAAAATCATTTTCCATAGTAAAACCCCCTTTAAAATAAGCCCCTGCAATAATGCAGACTATTTTTTATTAACACATAACACACGAACGCGCACGCCGTCAAAACATAAACCCGGCGCGCATGTATTTTGTGCCTTGATAAATTCTATTTATATAGAAGAAACGGAAACGCGCCCGGCATGATCAAAAACAATTTACTATATAATAGGAAGAAACACGCGCAACTGATAAACATATATACAAAATATCCATTTTGTGCCTTGCATTTTTGTTTATTATGTCAATATCTTTTTGTGCCTTGTATCATTATACTTGACTTATAACAACGGCAACAAACGCAAATTAAACCGGGGAACGGTTAACAGGCGACGTTTCCCGGACTAAATGCAGGCAAGCCGAAAACATAAACGCACACTATTTATTATTTATGAAAGGGGATAAAAGCCATGACAAAAAATTATTATTACAAAAAAAATCATAACAGTAAAACCGTTAGGAATAACGCGTTTTGGACGGAAACGGAAAACGGAAAAAAATACCTTGTTTCTTATGAGACAATCGTTTGTATGATCGACGAAAACGGAAATTTTCACAAGTTTTGGAATGATTATAGCGTCACAACAATGAACCATATTAACAGATTTTGTGAACTTTTCAACGTTTCCGGCTATGGAAAACACGACTATTTAGCGTTAAACACGGAAAAAATCGATTATAACGATTATTTAAGTATTAAACCGTTAATAACGCCCGTTAAAACAAGTTATTACGGTTAAAAAGGGGGTTTTTGTTGTGTATAGGTTGATTTATAACTTTATCGACTTGTTACCGTTTACGGTATCCGAACGACTTAAAAAGGCACATTATAACAAACTACTAACGGCGTCGATTATGCGCGCCGGGTATATCTCAAAATAAGAAAGGGGATTTAACAATATGAATACATGTAAAGATTGCAAATATTTTGATAATTGCGGAAATACAGAACGCGTTGAACCTTGCGACGGTTACACGGTCAATTTTGAAACACCCGACGCCATACGCGCCCGGATAAATGCGAATAACAAGAAAATTGAAAAATTAACTCAATTCGTATGCGATGCAGATTATATCGACGAACGCCGAAACGCGGAAACGCCCGACGAACGCCGGAAATATCGCGAATTAGCGCGCGAAAACGAAAACGCAATAAAGCGCGCAACTGATAAAATATACCATTTAAAGATCGTTAATACCATTTTAATGGATAATTATAAATACGCCGTATTTTATACCGCGTTACCGTTAATAATTGACGCGTGCGCGCCGTATAACGGTAAATCATACGGTGAAAAAACACGCGAAAAAATCCGGGATAAAATGCGCGACAACGGTTATACATTCTATATTGATCATGATAGTTATATACACGTTGCGAAACTTGACACGCGCGGTTGTTGTTATGGCAATGATTATATTTACGGTTATACAAAACACGACGCGCCCATGATAACAAGCGAAAACAAGTTAAATGTTGACGCGATAAAAACGGCGCGTATATCAGAAAAATATATCCCGGATGTAAACAAACGCGCAACGGAAATTATAAAAGCATATCGGAAATATTGCGACGTAATGGAAAACGCCGAACGCGTGCAAAGTGAATTGAACGCATTGTTGCCGTCAAAAATTGATCATTATAGTTGCGCGTCACGTTATGTTAAATCACTTGTATACTGATTAATTTAAAGGGGATAAAAAATGTTTAAAAATTACGGGGATATCAATTTTTTTGAATATGGTGTTTTGATCGACGACGAACACAACGAAAATGAATACCGCGTTTTGTATTGCAGACCGTTTTGCGAAACGGACGACAACGGCAACGATTTATATTATTTTGCAGATTGTACGGTTAATATAACTGACTCATGGATAGATAAAAACGCCGTCATGAATTATGCAGGCATGACGCCGGAAACATTCGACCCGGTATTATTTGCCGTCAATTGTATAAGTTATTACGGCGCGGAAAATTTTGCAAGCCCATACGACGGTTATACATTCACACGCGCGGAAATATGCGAAAAACTGAAATATTATTTAATTGCTAACGATCGTTTAAATATTGAATGGTAAAGGGGGTTAAAAATGAAACGTTATAATATAAAATCTTTTTACGGTTCATATGGTCACATAATTGAACACAATGACGGCTCATGTAATATGGAAATAATTTGGAATACTTATGTCGGGTTAAAACCATATCGGAAAAAGTACAAATCATTAAAGGGTGCAAAAATAGCATTATCTAAAATGTGCGATGTATACACGTTAACAGAATGTAAAGGGGGGTTTTGATCATGAATACATTACGCGAATACAACGTTTTGCGTGTTGACTATATGCCATTAAAAACACAAAAAGAACTTATTAAAAAATTTTGGGGTAAACGTCTTATATCTACCCCGGTATTATTAAAAGCCGATAAACGATACATAACGTTTATCGTTAGAATTTAAAAGGGGGGTTTATATAATGGAAAAATTAACAGAAAACACGACAATTAAAACAACTACATATTGCTTTGATAGTGATATATACGCCGGGTTTATGATCGATATAACTAACAACGGCGCAACGTATGAAATTTATTTATATCATAAAAATTATGGCATAAAATCGTTAATGTATGGGCTTATGTGCAATGATATCGAATACGACGATTTAATTGATAATGTATCGCGTAACGTTGCCGATTATATACCCGGATATATTAACGATTATATTGACAATTAAACATGCTTTTTTTACCCCGTTACGGTTTTAAGCCGTCGAAAACGTGCAACGCGTTTACCGGGGTTTTTTAGTATATCATTTTTTACGGTATGCGCCGAACCTTGACAACTGATAATAGAAACGATCGAAACGGGCATAAAAAGCGCGTAACGGCTTTTATAACGGTTATATTTTACCGTTTCCGGGTTATACACGATCGAACGCGTTAACGCGTTAACGGGCATAATATGCAGGCGCAACGGGGTTTTACTGTTATATGATCATACGCGCCCGGAAACATGAAAGGCACAAAAAGAAAATTTTTGCATATAACGCCGGAAATAATACCCCGCAAAACGTCGTTAAACGCCCGTAAACGGCTTTTATATATCGTTCATGTATAAATATACGCCGAACGCATAAAAACGCGATACAAGGCACATAAACGCGCGCCATATTGCACGCCGTCGCTTTTTCTGATACCGTCTATGTATAAACCCGGTTTAAACGATCATTAACGCAATTATTACGGGTAAAACCCCTGTTAATAATACATAGTGTGCAGACGTTAAACGGGGCTTATATAAGCCCCCGGAAACGTCAACAACGGCGGAAACGATCGCGCCGGGAAAACGTGCGACGGGTTAACATAAAGCGACGCCCGGAACGGCACAAAAAAATGCGTTCGATATTATATCGAACGATCGAAAATGCCGGAATCAGCATAAAATTGCAGGCGTTACGCATCCAAGCCCCAACGGGGACGCCCCCTAAAGGTGTCACATTAAAAAATCGAAATTTCGATCAAATCCGATCAGGATTCAGCAGAAAAGCAGATCAAAAATTTTGACCCCCATTTTGGAAAAAATATTATATATACTGACCCCCCGGGGGGTATTTTGAAGCATACCAAATAATTTTTTTCTCAAAAATTTATTTTTCTAAATCATCTAAAATCCTACTTATAGTCCAACCTTTATTTAATCTATACATGAACTTATCGTAACTTATCTTCTTGTATTTACAATACGCCGTTGCTGACATTGCTTTACCATTCACATAAAAAATATGGTTTCTTCTCTTATTTTGCGCCTGCTCATACATCGTGATAAAGGTACAGTTATCAGGACAGTAATCTTTGTCAACATCTATACGCTCTATGCTCAATCCTTTCTCATAACCGCCCTCGGTTATTGCCCAACGGATAAAGTTATATGTTCCTTGTTTACCAAGCCACTCGTCACATATTTTGATGCCACGCTCACCGTAATACTTGTAATTCCATGTATTCTGATTATAGCAACGATGCTTCATTCCCCACCATACTGAATATAACGGATGATCTTCGAGTTTTTTAACTCCTAACTCTGCTTTACGCACTTTATTTGCTTCTGCCCTCTCACGCACCATCTTGTTATAACCTTTTTTAATAGTTTTGGTCGGGCTTTCGCCGATATAACAATTCTCCGGGCAATAATCACCTTTAGTATCGTATCGTAGCACGCGCATACCCTTGGTATAGCCGTTCGCATACGCCCACGCCTTGAACGCATCCCTATCGTGCCATTCTTCGCATACTCTGATGCCTTTAGCCCCATAGTCCTTATATGTCTTATGATCTTCGTTGTAGCATCTGCGCATTAT